AGTAAATAGTGACTATGTTCCAAGACAAAATATAACATTCAAAATGTCTATGGACAAAATAACAATAAATAAAAACAACAAGTTATTACAAGAAATAAAACGCAATCAAGGTTCCACTGAATCTATACAGTATAACAAAGGATATACACTCCTTGAAGAACAAATAAAAACAAGTGAAGCGGTAAATAAAAATGTCGTTATTTTTTACGCTGTTCCAAAACACAACGCAAGAATCAGCAATATCAAAAAAGATCTTGAAGATGGCATTCCTCATTTCTTTTATGGACAAAATAAAGGCATAGTAAATAAAATAACATTTAGAGAAGAAAGTATACCATTTTTCAAAGAAGCAAACATTCAATCGCAAGTAGATAGAAAACCATGGCGACCGGGTATATTTCTCCGATCAAAATATAATGTAGTAATAGAAATGATGGGAACTGTAAACTTCCGTGTTGGAAGTATGGTTTATATTTCTCCTTCTTTTCCCGGAGTTATAAATACTGCTGAACCAATTGATTATGGTATTGGTGGATATTTTGTCATTGTTTCAATCAATACAGAAATAGAAAGTGGAAAATATACAACAACGCTTGAATGTAACTGGGTTGCTACTGGAACTGGTGAATATACAGATCTAAGCCACCTACCTTTCAAAGTTGTAACACTACCAAGACCACTTGAAGATATAAGAAGAGCAGAAGCAAACGAAACCAATATATTGATACAGCAATCCGCACGTCAAAAAGAACAAGTTGAAAGAATAAAAATGGGCGACACTGCTTTCAGTAGGAAAAACTGATAATCATGAAATACAAAAACACTGACAACAAATATCTAAAAGAAATAAACAAAACAGCAGAAGAGACAAAATACTTTTCTGACGATCCGATCCATTCAATAATACCTCAATCAAATAACAAGTCAAGTGCTCTGCCTATGTATTTGAATAGATTGAACTATGAAATACAGTTTGATCGTGTTTTGCCAATCATGTCGTTGAAACCAGAAAACTTCAAAGACTTTTTATATACAGATCAACTATATGGTAAAATAAATACAAACAATGATGTTGTCAATATAAATGAACAAGAACTTGTTTCTTTATCTTCCAAACAAACTCTTCGTCTTGTAGCACCAGCAGCAGATGCTTTCAATAGGCTTTTTACAAGGCACAAAAATCTACTTGACAAACAAGTTATAGACAGGCAAAGTGTTTTTGCCGATATAATACCTCAAAAAGCATTTATATCACCAAACTTACAACATTCACAATATCTAAATGCTTATTTCAATGACTTTTACAACTTTATAAACAGTAATGATCTAAATAAAAAAATATTAGATTTTCGTAGTTTTATAAAGTATTTTATGCTGTTTTATAATACAAAAGAAAAAATAATAAACAGAACTACATTTATAAAAACAAAAATGTGTAGTCCATTATGTAGTGGGCTTGTTGTAGAAATAGCAGATGTAAAACACGGAAATGACAAAGAAGTATATACAAAATATATACAAGATCCATCGTTTGGTATATTTGACACTCTAACAAAACAACATGGCTTTGTTGTGGATAAACATTCTCCGTGGAGACTTACATTTGATATTGCTGGTTCAAACGCCAAAGAATATATGAATAAATATAATATATCAACTACTGATCAATATTTCAACCAGTTTTATTATTATACTGAATATTTCAACTATGAAAACCTAAAAATAAACTTATTAAACTTGTATAACTTTATTGCTACACAAAAACCATCTATTACAGTAATAAAAACAAAGTCAGTAAATGGAAGTATTTGTGTTAACACCCAAACAACACAAAGAAACTTTATTCAATATGAAAATATATTTGACAACATAGCAGAAGAAGATATGCTAAAAATATATACATATACAATCTGTTGTGAAAACAATATGATTTCAACCAAAAATCAGTTTGAACAACTTTTTAGCGAAATGTTGTCAATAAAAAAATATTTCAATGACTTTGAAGCGTTTGATTTTTTGAATAACAAAAGAAAAGAACTCAGTAACACCGGAACAAATACTTTCACAAAGTCTTTTTTCTGATCTTGACTTCTTCCACAGAACGCGTTAGGTTTGTGGCACTATGACTTTTTTGACCCTTGACGATAAAGAAGAATGCATTGGCTTCTACCACAGCGGAAAACTGGTGTTTGGAGAAGAAATGCCAGACGAACCCAACAAAACTTGGAAGCACTACTCTTATCTAAAAAATAAAAATATAAAATATGCCAATATTCTTGTTGGCGGAAAAGAATATGACGAAGTGTGCCCAGAACATTTAAAAGAGGAATGGTCTGCACTAAACACAAAAGCAAAAGCATTTGTTCGCAGTTTTATTGAATCAAAAGTATCGCTAAAACAAAACTGCTTTTTTGATCTTGTTCCACAAAAGTTTTTAGCAGATTTTTGTGAAATAAAATGTCAAATAATAGACTGGGTATTTGATAATGCTCCCGAACCTGTTGATTATCAGTTCAAGCACGATCTTGAAGTGTTTATAGCAGATATAAGAAAACAAAAAATAAGTTTTGATGAAGAACAAATAAAAAATAACTTGCACGATACAAAAACCAAAGAGTTCCATCAAACTTATGGCCAAAAAGATAACTACATCAGTTATAACCAGTTTTCTTCCAAGACAGGACGGCTCACAACAGAAGAAAATAGTTTTCCCATTCTCAACCTGTCAAAAAGTTTGAGGTCATATATCAAAGCAGAGAATGATTTCTTGTTAGATATTGATTATAACGCAGCGGAGGTGCGTGTATTTCTTGGTCTAAACGAAGTAAAACAGCCCACAAGCGACATTCATGAGTGGAACATGGATAAGTTTGGGTATGGCAGCAGAACCATTGCTAAAAACGATTTTATCTCTTGGTTGTATGGTAAGAAAAACGATAGAGAAACAGAGTTTCGTAAGTATTATAATGCAGACAAAATAAAAAAGAAATATTGGGATGGAAATAACATAACAAATCACTATGGCAGAGTGATAAAAGCAGATGAGTTTCATGTTACAAACTATGTGGTTCAAAGCACAACAGCAGATATGACATTACGACAAGTTTTGAAAGTAAATGAAATACTGAAAGGCTATCAGTCAAAAATAAAAATGATTATACATGATAATATTGTTATTGATATGAAAAAAGAAGAAAAGCATCTAATAAAAAATATTGTTGATACTTACAACAATACAGACTTTGGTAAGTTTAGATCATCTGTAAAGATAGGTAAAAATCTGGGAAATATGAGGAATATACTATGATATCTGTTGTAGGTATTGGTGAGTTTTGTTCTAAGCTTGCCAATGGTTTGTCAAAATATAGCCAATATAATGTTTATGCAGTAACGGATAGCAAACTATCAACAAACTGTCTTGTAGTGAAGTCACTTGACAACGCAGAACAATATGAAAAGGAATATTCCGAGTTTGCTTGGAGTTCTCTTGTAAAAGACAGTAATACTGAAATATCGGTAATAGTGGATGGATCGGAAGCAGTAAGTGGAGTTGTTCTTGCTCTTTTAGAAAAGTTTAGAGATAGAAAAATAAATGTTTATTATATCAAGTCAGATCTTGAACTGATGGGAAACATAGAAAAACTACAACATAAAGTGTGTTTTGGTATACTACAAGAATATGCCCGTTCTGGTTTGTTTGAAAACTTTATTTTATTTGATAAAACAAAACTGGAAAATATGTTGAATAATGTCAGTATTTTAGAAATAGAAGAAGAAACAGCAACTCTTATGAATTCAACATTACATTATGTAAATGTTTATAGTAACTTGAAGCCAATGATGTCAAACAATGTATCAATGAGTGATATAACAAGAATACAAACTATTGGACTATCAGAAATAGGTTCTCTTGATATCAACTGGTTTTATGATCTGGAAAATATAGAAGAAGTTATATATTATTTCGCTATAAACTCTGATACTCTCAAAAAAGAAAAAAAACTGCTACAAACAATAAAAAATCAAGTAAAGGAAAAACAAAAAGAAAACAACATAAAAGTCAGTTTTAGTATTTTTGAAACAAAATACAACCAAAACTTTGTATATTGTGTAGGAAAAACAAAACATATCCAGCAGCAGCAGACGGCTTGACAGGTGATCTGATCGGTGCTATGATGCCTCACCATCACCGAACAACCGCTGGTTGCAGGTGTTCTAACAAAGGAAGTAAATATGTCAAAAGTAACAGTAAATCGCCGTGGTCCCGTAGGAAATGCTGGTCGCGTAACACTTTCTCATCTTCGTGCTGGTGAGACTTTCCGTTTTCCACGTTCAGCCCCAGGAACCGTATATCAACTACTGACTATCTCAAACCGTTCTGTTGACGAGGGATTTGAGGGAGTAGATGCTTTTATGTTTGCTAATGTTGCTACCGGACAAGTCTATGTAGCAGAGGATAGCCGAACTGTTGTTCCAGTTGACTGTTCTCTAACTGTTCGTGAGCGTGTAAATGTTGAACCAACCCGCTCATCACGTTCAAGCCGTTCATCATCTGCTCGCTCAACTCGTTCTTCAACTACTCGTTCAAGCCGTTCATCAACCACTGTTCGCGCTACAAAGCGTCGCTCACGTCGTTGATAAAAAATACATAGGTATTGGGCCGAGAAATCGGCCCTTTACTTTTTTATGAGACAGTGATAAAGTAGAAACAGTCAATATTGAAAGTTATTAGATAATCTTATTGACAACATGATTGGCTTTGTTTGTGCCAACATTTACGGTCTTCTCAACAATAAGTTGATGAGCCACAAGGAGTAAGTAAAATGGGTATTGATATTCGCGCTATGCAAAAAAAACTTGAAAAACTCAATAACAAGGGTAAGTCAAGTTCAGAGTCTGCTTTCTGGAAGCCAGATGATGGTATTCACGAAGTTCGTGTTCTACCAACACCAGATGGCGATCCATTCAAGGAGTTTTGGTTTCATTATAATGTTGGAAACCAAAGTGTAATGTGTCCAAAGCGTAACTTTGGAGAGGATTGTGCTGTTTGTGAGTTCGCCACAAAGTTGTTCAAGAGTGGCGAGCCAGATAGTGTTGCTGCAGCAAAAGAACTTTTTGTTCGTCAGCGTTTTCTATCTCCTATCCTTGTTCGTGGAAGTGAAAAGGATGGAGTAAAAGTTTGGTCCTACTCAAAGACTGTATATGAAGAACTACTAAAAACAGTTCTTGATCCAGACTTTGGAGATATTACAGATCCAGAAAATGGTTTTGATCTAAAAGTAGATAAGGGCAAGAAAAATGGTGCTCGTTATTCAACCATGACAGTAAAACCCAAGCCAAAGTCAACACAAATGTGTAAGGGTCTTGGTAGTCAAGAGTGCAAAGAACTACTTGATAGTGTTCCTGATCTATCAGCTATCTTTACACGAATGTCTCCACAGGAAGTTCAAGCAGCACTTGACAAACATCTGGCAGAACCAGATGAAACAAGTGTTGGTGTAGAAAAGGGTGGTGGCGTTGAAAACGCTGTTGATGCCGCTCTACGCGAACTTGATCTTTGATAAAACTTGATGCTTGACAGGGGCGACCAAAGAGTGTAATATCTCTTTGGTCGTTTTCTATTTGCAGCATAACTATTTCAAGGAGAAAAAAGAAATATGGCAAAACTAAAAGAAGTAAAAGCGGGAAAAGTAGATGTAGCCGAACTACGAAAAGCACTAAACAGTAAACTAAAAGGTGCTGTTTATGATCTGCGTGAACAAAATCCAACAGATGTAAAAGATTGGATCTCAACTGGTTCAACATGGCTTGATGGTATTGTTTGCAAGGGTAAACTGGCTGGTATTCCAGTTGGAAAAATAATAGAAATAGCCGGTATACAAGCAACAGGAAAAAGTTTTCTTGCTGCACAAATAGCAGGCAACTCACAAAAACTTGGCATTACACCGGTTTATTTTGATGCTGAAAGTGCGCTAAACAGCGACTTCCTGACAAAAGCAGGATGTGATCTTGAAAGCTTGATATATATTCAGCCAACTGACCTTGAAAGTGTTTTTGAAACAATGGAAACACTTATGGGTTCAAGTGATCAAAGATTTCTTTTTATTATTGATTCACTTGCGGCAACGCCAACAAAAGTTGATATCGAAGGAACATTCAATCCAAATGAGCGTATTGGCGTAAAAGCAGCACTACTTGCAAAAGCATTTCAAAAAATAACAACACCACTTGCTCAACGAGAATGCACACTCATTATACTAAACCAACTAAAAGTAAACATCAAAGCAACAAGTGAAGCCCCGATGGGTGGCAAATATCTAACAGATAGTCAAAAATACAATACACCAGGCGGCAGTTCACCAGACTTTTTTACAAGTTTGCGTATATGGCTTACCAAGTCATTTGCCAAAGACAGCATGGTTTATGATGATAAAGGCTATCAAATAGGTTCATTTGTAAAAGCAAGAATAGAAAAAAGCCGTTTTGGAACACAAAATCGTGTTGCCGAGTTCAAAATATTGTGGGGAGATCAAGTTGGTGTTCTAAATGAAGAAAGTGTTCTTGAAGCAATCAAGGGAAAAACCGAACACCTTGAAACAGGAGGCTGGAACAAACTAACCTATGCCGATGGAACAGTAGAAAAGTGGCAGGGTTTGGAAGAAGGTTTTGTAGAACTAATGAGAACAAATGAAAAGTTCCACAATCGTGTTATGGAAATATTTGATTATGAAGTTATTCAGAAGTTTGACAAGAAATTGGGAGATGCCAAGGATTTCCTAAATGATGGCAAAGGCGAAGACGTTCAACATTGACTATTTAGTTTTTGTAGGGAGAAAACACATGAAACTTACAAAAGAAAAACTAAAACAGATAATCAAAGAAGAGCTTGAAGATGTTCTAAAAGAACAAAAAGAAAGTTCTAAAGCTAAATAACTAAAGAACCCGCAGAAATGCGGGTTTCTTCTTTATAACAACCCGCGCTCGCTGCTTGACACCGCACCGATCTGCTGCTACAATCAGGGCAACCAACATAGGAGCCTGATACCATGAAGTATCTTGATTTTGTAGTACCTCGCTGAAGATATTGCATCACAGTTTCGTGATGATACTCTACAGCATCAAGTTGTTGCCCTTGCTGTCAAGGGTGGCAAGATTATCAACTTTGGCGTCAATAAGCGCCGTTACAGTCGCGGAAAGAGTGTTTTCAAGTGTTCAATGCACGCTGAAATTGATCTTTTGAGCAAGATGGAAGAACGAGCGAGAGGAAGCAAGATTTATATCTATCGTTTCAACAATACAACTTCTCCTATTGCTCGCGAGAACAAGAATGGCAAGCCTTGTCCGCTCTGCCAACACGCACTGAAGAACGCTGGTGTTTCAAGGGTTATTTATATTGATGACGATGGTGAGATGAACACGATGAAGAATCGTGATATGATCGGTCTTGTTGGACAGCCAAGCAATATCACCAACCATTTCCTTGAAAGGTTTGGAGATCAACATCACGGTAAGTTTTTGGTAAATCAGTTTATTGCTGCATAAGAGGTTCTATGGAAAGTAAGTTTGACAAACAAACAAGTGATGGTCTTTATACATTTAGTAATAGTGAAGTATTTGAAGCATTAACCATGTGGTGTGCAAAAAAAGGTATCACTCTTGATAAAAATAGTGTAAAATCTTTTGATTGTTCCCATATTGAAAATGGTTGGTCAGTATTTTTAGGTTTCAATCACAAAGAAAGAAAGGTAGGATAATTATACATGTTTATTGTAACACTTAACCATTACTGTGGTTCTTCTTTGGAAGCCTCTCAGCCTCAACAAATCTGGGGTCCATTTCAAACAGAAAAAGAGGCTATCGAACTTGAAGATAATGTTAACAAATGGATTGAAGCTAATTCCTGGGGAGGAGAAAGGCTCGCACAGACATTTGAAGTTAACGATCTGAATTTTCCAAAATCTGCAGATGAATTGCGTGATATTTTAGGCGAAGACGATGAAGAAGATGACGATGAAGAAGTGTGAGATAAGATAAAACCTTTAAAGGTTATTACTGGAAATATAAGGAGGAATAATGCCACATCCCAGAAAAAATCGCCCACGCAAAGGACGACGAAAAATCGGTTCCGCTAAACGTAAAGCCCGCAAGAAGAACAAAAAGCAGAAATGAAAACTTAGTTATAGCAAACACACTTTTTATGTGTTATGATACCCCACTGCAAAGTGGGGTTTTCTTTTATGGGTAAAAAAATGAGCAAAATACTTGTTATAGACTTTCTAAATCTGTTTATCAGGTCTTATGTTGTAAATCCATCTATATCCAAACAGGGACAACCTATTGGTGGTATTGTAGGGGTTTTCAAATCCCTTCAAAAACTTTGTAGAGATACAAAACCAGACAAAATCATTTTTTGTCATGATGGTCCTGGTGGAAGTAGAAAGAAAAAAGCACTTCACAAAGATTATAAAGAAGGTCGTAATCCACTACGATTGAATAGAAACATAAAAGTTCTAGATGAAAATCAAGAAGTTGAAAATCGCCTTTGGCAACAACTAAAAACTTTTGATTATCTAAATCTTTGCCCTGTTATTCAACTTATGGAAGAAAATGTTGAAGCAGACGATCTAATATCCTATATTGTTCAGCACGAGAACTATGAAAATAGTATAAAAATGATAGTATCAAGTGATAAAGACTTTATTCAGTTGCTGGATGATAAAACTATTCTTATTCGCCCAGTTCAAGATGAAATATTGAATGTAAATCGTGTTTTAGAAGAATACAAAATACACCCAAATAACTTTGCTATTGCTCGCGCTATTGCTGGCGATAAAAGTGATAACCTTGAAGGTGTTAGGGGTGTTGGATTAATAAGTTTATCAAAAAAGTTTCCTATTCTTGCCGAAAAATCAAAATATACAGTTGATGATATATTTGAAAAATGTGAAGAAAATAAAGAACAAGGAAAAATGTTCGGCAACATACTTGAAGAAAAGCAAAAAGTATATCTAAACTATCAAATAATGCAACTACGACAGCCAAATATGTCGCTACAAGCACAACAAAAAACAGATTTTATTTTAGAAAACTTTGAACCAGAGTTCAACAAAACAGACTTCCTAAAAAGTTCTATTGTTGATGGCTTTGCCGATCTCAAACTCAACGACCTATTTACTACTTTCAACAGAATAATAAGCGATTCAAAGACCGGCACTTGACCTATGCGAAAAGATCCGGTATACTGACAAACCCGAGAGGAAACAATGGCCAATAAAAACGAACCATCACTTGGGTCTTTTGGAAAAGACTTTCAAGAGAAGTTGGTGCATATTATTTTAGAAGATAATGTATTCGCCTCACAAATAAGCGAAGTTCTTGATACAAGTTTCTTTGAACTAAAATATCTACAAGTATTTGTTGATATTATTTTCAAATATAAAAACACATATAACTGCTTTCCAAGCAACTCAACAATAGAAACAATGTTGCGAACAGAACTGGAAAAGCAAAATCCAGTTACTCAAAAACAAGTGCGAGACTTTTTTGCTCGCATTCTTGCCGGCACCATTGAAGATGTAGATGATGATTATGTAAAAGATAAAAGTCTTGATTTTTGTAAAAAGCAAAAACTAAAAGAAGCCATGTTGAAGAGTGTTTCACTTATGGAAAACTCATCTTTTGATGAAGTTTCAAAGATCATAAATGGAGCACTGAAACTTGGCCTTGATAATGATGGTGGTTATGACTTTCTCAAACATTTTGAAGAGCGATACAAAGTAAAAGCGCGTGATCCTATTTCAACTGGATGGGATGTTATTGATAATCTCATTCAAGGTGGTTTAGGGAAAGGCGAACTTGGTGTTGTTGTGGCTCCAACAGGTGCAGGTAAGAGTATGGCACTTGTTCATCTAGGAACACAAGCAATGAAGCAAGGAAAAAATGTTGTTTATTATACATTAGAACTTGGTGACACTGTTATTGGTCGTCGTTTTGATAGTTGTCTAACAGGTTATCCACTAAAAGGACTAAATCTTGTAAAAGAAGAAGTTTTAGAAAAAGTAAGACAAGTTCCAGGAAAACTTATTATCAAAGAGTATCCAACAAAAACTGCTTCAACAGAAACTATTAGAAACCATCTAAAAAAACTGGAACAACGAGACTTCAAAGTTGATATGATAATAGTTGATTATGGTGATCTACTGAAACCGGTTTCAGTTCAAAGAGAAAAGCGTAATGAACTTGAAGGGATATATGAAGAACTGCGAGGCATTGCTGCTGAAACAAAATGTCCACTATATACAGCCAGTCAAACAAACAGATCGGGCCTAAATGCCGAAGTTGTAACCATGGAAAGTATTAGTGAGGCATTCAATAAGTGCTTTGTTGCTGATTTTATTTTTTCTCTTTCTCGCACAGCAACACACAAGCAAAACAATACCGGCAGGATATTTATAGCAAAGAACAGAAATGGACCTGACGGCATAATACTTCCAATATTTATGGATACATCTAATATTGATATAAAAGTATTGGAACCAACCAACGAAACAATAGAAGATATAAATAAAAACTCTGCGGCAGAGCAATCAAAGAAACTAAAAGAGAAATATGCCAAGCACAGAAAAGAACAAAAAGAAATGACAAAGGGAGAATGAAAATGAGCGAGATAAAGATAGATTTTAGTAGAGATCAACTATTTGACGAACTTGGTCTAAAAAGACTAAAAGAATCATATATGACAAAAAATGAAAACTCACCACAAGAGCGTTTTGCTTTTGTATCTCAACAGTTTTCTTCAAACCCAGAACACGCACAGCGATTATATGACTATTCATCAAAGCACTGGTTGAGCTACTCAACTCCTATCTTGTCTTATGGAAGAACAAAAAATGGACTTCCGATCTCTTGTTTTCTCTCGTACATGCAAGATTCAGCACATGGTCTTGTTGATACATTGAGCGAAACAAACTGGCTTTCAATGCTTGGTGGTGGTGTTGGTGTCCACGTAAAGATCCGTTCTGCCGGAGATAAATCAACTGGCATCATGCCTCATATGAAAATATATGATGCTTCTTCACTTGCTTATCGCCAAGGCAAAACACGACGTGGTTCATATGCTGTTTATCTTGATATAAACCATCCGGATATCATTCAGTTCCTGGAAATGCGCAAGCCAACAGGCGATCAAAATATGCGCTGTCAAAACCTGCATCACGGAATCAATATCAGCGATGACTTTATGAACATTATAGAAAAGTGTATGCTTGATCCAAGTGCTGATGATACTTGGGGACTACGAGATCCAAGTAGTGATGTTGTAAAAGAAAAAGTTTCAGCAAAAGAACTATGGCAGCGTATTCTTGAAATGCGTATGCAAACAGGTGAGCCATATCTTTGCTTTACTGATACTGCCAACCGAGCACTACCAGAATGGCTAAAAAAAGAAGATCTAAAAATCCATGGCAGTAATCTTTGTAATGAGGTTTTTTTGTGCACAAACGAAGACAGAACAGCGGTGTGTTGTTTGTCATCACTAAACCTGGAATACTATGATGAATGGAAAGAAGATCCAAACTTTGTCAGCGATGTTGCTGAAATGTTAGACAATGTTCTTCAAAACTTTATTGATAATGCGCCAGATGAAATAAGCAGAGCAAGATATTCAGCCCAGCGAGAGCGTTCTGTTGGTCTTGGAACACTTGGTTTTCACGCTTATTTACAGAAAAAGCATATTCCATTTGAAAGTGCTCTTGCCAAGTCTGCAAATATGAAGATATTCAAAAATATCCGTTCTAAAATGGATGAAGCAAATGTTAGACTTGCTAATGAAAGAGGTGCTTGTCCCGACGCTGCAAAACACGGATACAATGTTCGTTTTTCTCACATGATGGCACTTGCCCCCAATGCTTCTACTTCACTTATTATGGGAAATACTTCTCCAAGTATTGAGCCATATCGTGCTAATGTCTTTCGTCAAGACACACTTTCAGGTGCTCATGTGTATAAAAACCGGTTTCTTGAAAAGATCCTGGAAAAGAAATGTGAAGAACTAAAACTTGATATAAATGATGTATGGGCTTCTATTATTGCTAATGATGGTTCAGTCCAACATTTAGATTGGCTTGATGAATATACAAAAGCAGTTTATAAAACAGCAAATGAACTTGATCAACGATGGATAATAGAACTTGCCGGTGATCGTCAAGAGTTTGTAGATCAAGGTCAAAGTGTAAATATCTTTTTTAGACCAGATGTAAATATCAAATATCTGCACGCAGTTCATTTTCAGGCTTGGAAAAGTGGTCTAAAAGGTTTATACTACTGCCGTAGCGACAAACTTCGCAAAGCAGATCGTGTCGGCCAAAAAGTTGAAAGAAAAAAGATTGAAGATGAAATAGATCTCAAAAAACTCGCCGAAGGCGATGAATGTCTTGCTTGCACCTGAATGGAGAAAAATAATGGCTAAAAAAAAATATAAACTTACAGAAGAAAGACCGTTCTTCAAACCATTTCAATATGAATGGTGTTTTGAGGCTTTCAAAGAAAGCGAACAAATGCACTGGACACCTCTTGAAATTCCAATGCTGGAAGATATCAAAGATTGGAAAAACAATCTTTCAAAAGAAGAAAAAGACTTCTTGACACATATATTCCGCTTTTTTACGCAAGCAGATATTGATGTGGCTGGTGGTTATGTAAAAAACTATTTGCCATATTTTCCACATCCAGAAATAAGAATGATGCTGACTTCTTTTGCTGCACGAGAAGCAGTCCACATACAAAGTTATTCTCATCTCATAGAAACTCTTGGAATGCCAGAAACTACTTATAATCAATTTCTCCAATATCAAGCAATGAAAGATAAACATGAATATTTTACAAAGTTTTCTGAAACGGGGGAGACAAAGATTGCTCAACAAATTGCTGCCTTTTCAGCCTTTACCGAAGGAATGACACTGTTTTCCAGTTTTGTAATGTTGCTGAACTTTGCTCGTAATGGAAAAATGAAAGGCATGGGTCAAATTATTGCTTGGAGTATTGCAGACGAAACACTTCATGCTGAAAGTATGATAAAACTATTTCGTGAGTTTATTGGCGAAAACAAACACATATGGAACGATGAACTAAAAAGTGAAATATACACAATAGCAACAAAAATGGTTGAACTTGAAGACAAGTTTGTTGATCTTGCTTTTGGTGTTGGGGATATGCAAAACTTGACAAAAGAAGATGTAAAACAATATGTTCGCTATATTGCTGACCGCAGACTTATTTCTCTTGGCATGAAAGGTATTTTCAAAGTAAAGAAAAACCCACTACCATGGGTTGATGGAATGCTGGGTGTTACACACAGCAACTTCTTTGAGCAAAAAGTCACAGACTATGCCAAGGGAGCACTAACTGGCGATTGGTCGTCTGTTTGGGCTCAAGAATGAACTGTATGTGACCGGTGCTTGACTTTTGCCGGCGATCTGCTAAAATAGGCCAGCCACAGGGCTGGCTTTTTTACAAGGAGAATGCTATGACTGATCTAAAAACTCTTGAACAGCAAGACAAGAAACTAACTCGCGAAGAACACATCATCAACTACCTAAAAGCACTCAACACGATTGAGCAAGCGATTGAGCCATATCGTGAGCACAAACTTGCCCTCAAAAAGCATTATGCTGATAATAGTTTTCTTTCCCGCGAAGATCAATCTCGCCTACTAAAAGCCTATCGTATGGCTCAAAAAGGTGAAGAACTTGAAGACTTTGAGGAGTTTCTAAATATTATCAAGAGCAAACTAAAAGTAGGAGCGTGATATGATGAAGTTGGAACCACGAAACAAACATCTTCTTATAGAAGTAGTAAAAAACGATACAAAAGAAGAAAAAGTAAGTGAGTTTTTTGGTGCTTCAAGCAAGAAACCTGATAACTTGGTTTATCGTGTATTAGACCGAGCAGACGATTGCGTTATTTCAGTGTATGTGGGACAACTTATTGTTGTAGAGGGCAACATGGTTCAGGAAAACAAAGTAGGAGAACAAACCTTTCTTACTTGTAAAGAAAACTTTGTTATTGGTGTTGTAAAAGACTGAACTTGGAGCCTTATCGTGGGAATGTATGATGAAATAACAGTAGAGTTTTCTTTTGAAGAAAAATATAAACATCTTCAAAATGTTGTTTTTCAAACAAAAAGTTTATCTTGCTGTTTAGACAACTATCTTGTTGATCAAGAAGGTCAACTATGGATGCAAAAAGCAATCTGGGATGTCATACCAGAAAAAGATCGTCCATATTTTGGAAAACCAGAATGGAATAGTCGTTTTGGAAAGATAGTTGGAATGTTAGATATTGTAAATGCTGAAAAGCAAAAACACCATCATACTGGCGAAATAAAAATGTATTATTTTGATGATGCATCAAAAGTTGATTACGACATTGTTTGTTTTTTTGATAATGGAAAAATGCTTTTTTTCAAAGTTATAGAAAGCAGGCAACGATGAATAAAGAACTTGAAAAAAACCTACTTGAAAAATATCCTAAACTATTTAGGACCGTCAAACATCTTGGATGTAGTGATGGTTGGTATGATATTGTTGAAATAATGTGCAAAGAAATACAATCACATATTACATATTATAGAGCCAGCGCTGCAAGAACAAAAAGATACAATCGCGCTCTTACACAGGCACTTCGCGGAAACTACTCAAATATTGAATATTATTACCGCAATTCAAAAGACAAAGAAACGCTTATAGCAAAAGACATAGAAATGAAAAACTTTCGTTCTATTTGGACTGAAAATATTCCAACACAAATGCAGTTTACGCAAATAAAAGAAAAGTTTGGAACTCTTCGCGTTTATACTATTGGTGGAGATGCTTTTTGTGAAGGTCTTGTTAGAATGGCAGAAGCGATAAGCGCTAAAACTTGCGAAGAATGTGGTGTTCCAGGAAAACAAACAAGAAGCGGGTGGATAAGAACACTTTGTAAAGGCTGTATGGACAATAAAAATGCCAAGTAAAGATTATGGTATTGGAACACTTGTCGCTGCCGCCGGCCCTGCTTTGTATTCCAAACAAGAAGCAGACATAGGTGTAATATGTGATGTAACGGCGAATAAAAAAAGAAAATATTATATCTTATGGCAAAAAGATAAAGAAGTTTCCGGTCCTTATGGAAACCAAGATATTGAAGTTTTTATCAACTATTATAAAGAATGGATGGAAGATGTTCAAAATCAATAAAATACAATATGAGCCATCAAAAGAAGATAATGACTGTTTTATGATAGAGATAAACTTTTCCTGTTCCGAGGAGCAAGAAAGTTCTTTTGGCACGCTTGGAAAATATCATAAAGCAAGATATGTTACTGATATTGAAAAGTTTGAAGATCACTATAACGATAGTTCAAACTTTGAATATGAGACAGAACAAATAGAAGGAAAAGATTTTTCACATTTGAAATGGAAAAAACCAAGCGCATACGATCTTGGACTTGTAAAAATTGTTGATGTTGAAGGTCTTGATAAGATCAACAAGCAAGAAGATGGAACTTTTACCTATAAAGAGTTCGTAAAAGACTGTTATATTACAACAGCAGCAGTAAAACAACTGTTTGAAATGAAACAACATATGGATACTGGCTTTTGTAGATGGGGAAACTATCCAGAACAAGCAGGTGCTTTTCGGTCTGGTGATCCATTTCATGACTTTTTTGGCATTTTAGAAACACTTGACAGGTTTTGGGATTGATATATTATTACGAGGTATATATAATGTTAGATCTTGGTTTTTATTTGGTAATAGCGTCATTTTTGTCAAGCATACCTGTGTGGGTTGTTGCATTGGCTATAATGAGTATTGCTGAAACTGCTAAAAAAAATAAATGAAAAAAATATTGATATTTTTGGTGTTTTTATCTACATCATGTGTAAAAACCGGGCCGCAGTTTATAAACTGCTCTCAACCAGAACTTGGAGAACTTGCTATTGATATTTCACTAGAAAACATGGATAACATACAAGATGTTGTAGATGGAATGAATTTTTCTTGTAAACAAGAAATAACATATCCTGCTAAAACAGCGTGTTTTCTGGTTCGTCCAGGAACCGATATTGAGCGAGGACTTATTGTTTTGCTTGACGAATATATAGGGGAGTGTATTATACATGAACTTTATCATGCAGAACTATCTATTGCTAATGCCGATCCGTGTTCTTCGCATGATAAACAATGCGATTGGGACAACCAATGGCTTGAAATACTATTGGACGAATATAAGGAAATAAAAAATGAAACTAACTGAAAACTTTTCTCTACAAGAGATGATAAAATCGCAAACAGCGGAAAGAAAAAAGATTGACAACACTCCATCACAAGAAGTGATTGATAATCTAAAACTACTTTGTGAAAATGTATTAGAAAAAGTTAGAACACACTTTGGTCGCCCTATCATGGTAAACAGTGGCTATCGTGGACCAAAACTAAATAAAGCGATTGGTGGTGCAAGAAACAGTCAACACATGACCGGTCAGGCAGCAGACATAGAAATACCGGGATTAGACAATAAAGTTGTTTTTGATTGGATCAAGGATAACCTTGACTTTGACCAACTTATACTCGAGTTTTATAAACCAGGAATACCAGATAGTGGATGGGTTCATGTGTCTTGGAGCAATAAAAAGAACAGAAAACAGGTTCTAAAAATTGGCTGAAAGACAGGTTTATGTTTTGTTAGTTATAACATTTTTTATGCTATTTCTTCACGGGGATATTATACCCCGTGAGGAGCAGCATATTTCTCAACTAAAAACTTCAACAAATGGTATTGAGTTGATAAAAAAACACGAAGGCTTTTCTGCTGTTCCTTATCGATGCTCTGCTGGTATTGTTGCTATCGGATATGGTTCTACAACATATGAAAATAAAAAACCAGTTTTGCTTTCCGATCCTCCAATAACAGAAAAGACTGCCGACATATTATTGATAAAAAACATTACAAAATATGAAAAATCAGTAAAAAAACTTGTAAAAACAAACATAAACCAAAATCAGTTTGATGCACTTATTAGTTTGACATATAATATTGGTATGGGAAATATAAAGAGTTCCCAACTAATCAAACTTATAAATATTGATCCAAACGATCCTGCAATAAAAGACGAGTTTTTGAAGTGGAGAAAAGCAAGCGGTAAAGTTATAAAAGGCTTGGAACTTCGTCGGCAACAAGAAGTTGAACTTTATTATCATTCTTTTAGTTATTAGTTTATACAGACACACCCATCGCGCTTGACTTCTGCTGCCGTATTTGCTATAATAGCACCAAGTGCAGAGATCATGCGCGATAGGTGTATTATATGATAGTGAAATATATTGAACCTGACGACAGTGAAGAAAAAGGCTTCCGCGAAATCTTTATCACAAAACAAGATGCCATAAAACAACAAATCAGGTTTGTTTCCACATACTATCCAACTTTCTTCTATGAAAGTGAAGAACAGGCATTTTTAGATTTTTGCACTAATCATTGGGCCGAGGTTGTAGATAAGTGAAATATCTAACACTTGGAAGTATAGTTCAATCAAGGCAAAACCCTAAAATAAATGGATATATAACTGAAATAAGTGATAGAATACATGTGGTTTTGTTTACAGATCCACGTGAAACTTATAGATACGACACTGATATGTTTGAGGTATATTTCAAGGTAATCTAAATGCGAAAAGATATTCCTGTTTATTCCACTGGTGATCTTGTGGAGTTTGTTTTTGCCCCAGATCAAAGCTTATATCATAGAAAAAGATTTACAGGAAAACTTGGTCTTATTATAAAAAGATGTGATCAGTATGATGTTGTTAATTCATCAGCTAATATTTATAATGTCTTTATTGATGGTGTATATATAAATCTTCACGCACTTGATTTTATGCTTATCTCAAAGGTTAAAGAATGAAATACCAAGTTGGTGATCTGCTTATTAGTTCCAAACAACAGCCGATACTCATAACTGTAATAATTCACGATTTTGTTAGAGGTTATTGGGGTTCACGTTTAAGAGGTGTTGGTTATATACGGAATATTGATATAAACATAGAAAATGGTGCTTGGAAATATTATCCTGTGGTGAAGTGATGAAATACAAAGTTGGCGATCTTGTTCTTGTAAAAGATATTCTCCTTCGCCCTATCATTCACCCTCGCCCTCGCCTTCCCCTTCGCCTTAAAAATACACTTGGCATCATCACCGAAGTTGAAAAACATTCAATTGAAAACGATAATGCTTATATTTGGTATTCACAAGTTGATGGGAAAGAATGCTATTTCTACGAAGATGAAGTTGATGGTGAGGTAATCAAGTGAAATACCAAGTTGGTGATCTTATCAATAGTAAATGGGGAAATGTAGATAAACTTGGATATATTGTTAAAGTATGTGAAAGATCAGAATATCTTGCTATAGTTTTCTTTCAAAGCAGCGATGTTCAACATACTTTTAGTTTCTCTGGTTTTGAAAGGTATTATAAGGTATTATGAAAATCATTATTGCCGGAACAAGAACATTTGACAATAAACAACTATTATTCAATATTATGAATGATATTGTTTGGACACTAAAATTACAAATTCCTATTATCATTTCAGGAACAGCCGAAGGTGCTGATAAACTTGGAGAAGAATGGGCAGAAGAAAGACAGTTTGCTGTTTCTCGTTTTCCACCCGATTGGAATAAGCACGGTAAAGCAGCAGGTCCAATTCGTAATTCACAAATGGCTGATGTTGCTGATATGTGTGTTGTGTTTTGGGATGGAAAGAGTAAGGGAACAAAAAATATGATTGAAACAGCACTATCAAAAGGTTTATTTGTAAAAGTTGTTAAGTATTGATATGAAACATAATATTGGCGATCTTATAGCAAGAAGGGTCTTTAAGAGCGAAGAAATAAAACTTGGCTACATTAGTCGTATCACAAAAATAGACGGTCATGGATACTATGTCTATTTCTTTGACTGGGATAAAGATGTGTGGTATTTAGAAAAGGATGTTGATCATTTTAAACAAGTATTAGAAGAATGGAACAACAAATGGACAACTACCAATATAGTGAACTAAAAGATGCTATTAAACGAATTGATGAACTTGAAGATCAGATCAATAAACTAAAACAACTTATTTTGGATTCAACACGTTCAAGTGGTCATTTTGAACTGGATGCCTGTGATCAAAGTTTCTTGTATGAGAAAATTGGTGATGAGTGAAATACCTTCTACAACAAGAAACTGGTGTTATGTATGACGAGAAGTTTATGATAAAGTCTTCTCCATCCTATTCCCACTTTTTCTTATCATACGAACAACTAAAACCGGTTGAGGATAAAGAAAGTATTATTCCAGTTGGAACAGTAGAATTTGTAAAAAAGTATTGTGAACAGAATAATATTATTTTACCAGAAAACATTTCTTATCCCGAACAACTAATGGGTTTCTTTGGTAGAAATATTTGGAGTGGTGTTTATGGCGATGTAAATCCAGGACAGTTCTGTAAACCAAAATCAACAAAAGTATTTACTGGCGGCATCAAAAAAGATATTGAAGAACTGGTAAAAGATAATGAACCTGTTTGGATTTCAGATCCAGTCAATATTACATCCGAATGGCGTGTATATGTTCTAAACAAACAAATTCTTGGATATTCCAGATATGATACAGGCGATAATGAAGAACAGCCAGATTTAGAACTTGCCAAAAAAATGGTTGAGTGCTATAATGGTTCTCCCATTGGTTATTGTTTAGATGTTGGCGTGGTTGATGGAAAAACAATACTTGTTGAAGCAAATGATGGATGGTCTTTGGGTTATTACAGATGGGGCGATATGTGCCCTGATGACTATATCAAACTGATTACCGCTCGTTGGTTGGAGATTGTGAGCAACAAATGAAAAATAAAACTAAAAATGCTTTCAAAACTCGTATGGTGGCAAACAGAGTTCAAGTTTGGCTAGGCACACCAGAAGAACCTGAATCCGAACTAGTTTTAGATATTGATCTATTCTGGGTTCCAACTCTTATTTCTGTTCTATCTCCATTTTCTCTGAGGAAAAAATGAAAAAGTTTTTATTACTTGCCGGACAACATTATTATCCAGGAGCAGGTACACAAGATTGGATAGGCACTTTTGAAACAAAAGAAGAAGCAGAAGCACAAATCAAAATCGATTTTTCAAAAGGCGTGAAGAGGAAGCTGGTAAATGGTGATGAACATGATTGGTATGAAATTGTTGATCTTGAAGAATGGATGAACAAATGAACCCAACAACCAACCAACTATTATTTAACTGGATATATAGAACCATTATTGATGAAGGTGGCGATGGTGATGCTGTAATAGGTTTTACACATCAAGATTATAAAGAAGTAGCAAAACAATTTCGTTCTCTATTTCCCGAAAGTTGGGTTATGGAAACAAAAGAAAACCATATTATATTCTATGATGATATGGAAAGTTTGATCTTGACTGATAAAGCAAACTTTGATAAACTAACAAACTACGGTCCTCGTATTTTAACTTGGTGATAAATGACTATATCTCGTTATTGTGCTATGTGTGATATTTCATACAGCGATGCACTTGATAGTTGCCCTTTATGTAAAACAAAGCGACTGCTTAAAATGGCAGCAGATGAAGCAGTATATAATGATGATCACGCACGAAAGCAAGAACGCAGAGCAGATAAACTAGAAGCAGAATTGGAAGAACTAAAACAAAAACTTCTTGAAGTAGAACAAACAACAGGTATATTGTGTGATAAATGTGGTTGGTCTATGAAGTTTCCAGATGAACCTTGCCGATGTGAATTAGTAGCTGAACTGGAAAGTATTAAAGAAGATTTAAGAATAATGAAAATGTATGAGGATAAAGAATGAATGATAACAAATATACTAAATTAAAAAAGTTATTGACTGACTTTGAAACTTTGTTTAATAAAACAGATTTAACAACTGACGAAATTGCTGATCTTGGAGATCAAATTAATTCTCTACAAGAAGTTTGTTATAACAAAGAAAGCAAAGATGACTGATATTCCACTTCGCCCACTATGTTATGTTCAGGATGTAAAAGTTGCTGTAAATACCGCATTTGATACATTCTATAAGAACCCAGACAAATATAGTAATCTAAAACAACTTATGGAACTTGTATATGGTGAGTTTAGTAAAATTCCAACATATACACCAGAGTTTGCTTCAACATCAAAAGAAGAATGTGAAAAGTATATCGTAAAAGCAGATATTACAGAATGAAAAAATTTTTATTAATTGCCGGACAAGGTTATTATCCAGATCGCGGAACAGGTGATTGGGTTGGTTGTTTTAGCACATATGAAGAAGCAAAATCAAAAGTATCAGTAAAAGAAACACACGAATACTTTTCAAGAGGACCAAGAAAAGGTCAAATAAAAGAAACAAGAAAACATTATGAGATTGACGGTGGAGAAGTTGATTGGTATGATATTGTTGATCTTGAAGAATGGATGAATAAGTGATCAAAAAAGTTCATACTTGTCCTTGGTGTAAATCTGGAACTATGAAACCAAACTTTGAAAATAAAAAGTTAGTTTCTATTTCTTGTGATGCTTGTGGTTTTTTTGTTTCGCCTGTTGAAAAGGAAAATAAATGATCAAAATCAATATTGAAGAAGGTGATATACTTGTTAATTCTGCTTGGGTTTCATTTGAAACACCATCATTAATCATTATTGAACTTGATACAAAGAGCAAGTATCCACAAGTTGCTTGTTATGGAGAAGATCAAATATCTTTATATGCCGACGATCACACACACTATACAAAGGTGATACAGATAGACAAACAAATGTAGAAATTGATTTACCAAAAGATTTCTGTGTTCAAACAACAAGATTAGGTCGTTATTCAGTTGAGATTTATTGTGTAAATGAAGCTATGATGAGAAAACAAGAAGCAAAAATTATTTGGGAAACAAGTAGAGAAAGGTTCCCAAAAGAAACTGAATATGATAAGAAAGTTAGTGAATGTCATCAATATGGTTTGTGTGTTTCTCAACCAGAACTTTTTGATGAACAAACACTTTGTACCACTTGTGATATTTGCCCGAGGAAGAAATGAATAAGCCAAACACAGATAAAAATAAAATTGTTATTTATGCTTTTTTTAGTGATATTAAAACTCACGGAACACTTCGTGAGTTTATTGAAAACGTAACAGAGCTAGAAAAAAGAGCATTACAATCTGGATTGTCTGATTTAAATATTGAAAGTGATGGTGGTTATATTTCTATTTTCTGTTTTAGATTAGAAAATGATCTTGAATACAAAGAACGTATGCGAGTTGTAAAATATTATGAAGATGTAGAAAGAGAAGCAGAAGAAAGAAGAAAGAAAAGTTTAAAACAAGAAGAACAAAAAGAGCGAGAACATTACGAACGACTAAAAAAGAAATATGGTGATAAATGAAACTAACAGATATTCCAAAACATATAACAGAGATAGAGCCACCATATTTCTTCCGAACCTTTTACGCTAAATATAAAATCTCTATTGATGAATTTACAGATGTAAAACCACTATTCCATTTAAGTTATTATGATGGACCTTTGACTGGCATATTTGAATGTAAAGAACATTTCTTTTATGCCTCATTCATCTATTATGAAGAACGAACATTTTGGGTATGTTGGGAACTAACAGAAGAACAAAAGAAAACTATATTTGATATACATAAACTATTTCAAGATAATGTTGGAACACATACCGATTATCATTACGATGAAGAAGTAGGATGGAAGAGAAATATAGGTGAAACAAAACCAGAAGAAAACTGGGCTAAGTATTATAAAAATCCAGATGTTCCAAAAATAGATCATACTGAAATAACAAGTGCCGATATATTTGCTATACTACATAATCCATTTAGGAGTTGGTGATGAAAAAGTTTGTTTTGAAATGTAGCACCTGCGGTCCAGTCAACAATTGTAATTGTTCAGTAAGCTATACTGAATACCTAAAACTAATTGATCTTCTTATTAGATTACAACCTTGGGTTGACTATCCTACTCCGCCTGAACTCATAAGCGAATTGGCAACAGCAATCAGCGAGGGAGATACAGATTGGGTTCCTTGTGAGATTGAGGAAAACAAATGAATAAAGAATTAGTACAAGCATTAGAAAAACTAAATGAAGATATACAAGAAATCATTTCTAAAATAGAAATGATGAGTGAAGCAGCAAAATCAACAAGACCAGAACTAAAAACATGTGAAGAGTTTGTGGAATGTGTTAAAAAATTTCGTAAATTACAAGACGAAAAAGATGCTAAACTAGCGGAGTTGCAAAAATGAATAACAGATGTGAAGAATGTGGAAGTTGGGATAGTGAATGTGGATCACCTAAACCAATTTTAGATTGTGGTTGTAATCGTTGCCTATCACATACAAATCAACTTCTACAAAAAAACCTAAAAGGTCTTGAAAACTTCAAAGCCTTACCACTTGAAAAAAAGTTAGAGTTCCTTGAACAAATTGGTATTTTAGAAAAAGATAAAGATAAGTATAAACTATCAAAAAACTATGGTGGATAGAATGACTGACCGTTTTCAAGATCAACCTTGGTATATCAAACTATGGAGATACAGACATTATTTGTGTATTCCATATTCCACTATCATCTACAGATATCGTAGCAAAATAGCAGAAAAAAACTGGAAATTTGCCTATGATCTTGCTGTTGGTGATGCTCAAATAAAAATGAACTGGCTTTATACGCTTGACGAAGTGAAAGAAACTTTAGAAAGTAAGAGGCAAACAAATGAGTATGATGTATAACTTTCTTCTTGAAGAAAACAAGAAGATGGCAAAAGAAAATCAAGAACTGATAGAATTTGTCAATAGTGTTCAAGTGGCACTATCTCATCTGCTGCAAGATGGTGATATAATGGAAAGTGGCTTGACTTCTGCTAAAGACCTGTTACAATCTGCTGAAGAACTTCAAAACAAACATCGGGGTAAAAATGAAAAGTATTGAACTATATGGTGATGGTATTGGTCGCGTTGAACTGGTCCAATCAGTTGGTTCAGACGTTATGATTGTGAATAGTGCCCGTGTAAGTTTCGGTGTTCACAAAGAAGAACTGGATGATAAAGATAAAAAACTTATTCGTTATCTTATCAAACACAAGCATACTTCAACTTTGGAGCATTGTTTTGTAACTTTTCGTGTAAAAGTCCCATTATTCATTCGTTCTCAGCACCATCGCCACCGCACTTGGTCGTATAACGAAATATCAAGACGTTATACTGCTGAAAAACTTGAGTTTTATGAACCACAACAATTTAGAACACAACACAAAAGCAACCGGCAAGCAAGCAATGAAAACGAACTTGTTGATCCTTGGCTAACACTACCAGATCAGTGGATTCAAGGAAGAACTGCCGCTTCTGCTATTCGCGATCATCATGAAGATTCTGTAAGACTTTATAATGAGCTAATGGAAAAAGGTGTTTGTCGCGAACAGGCTCGTGGTGTGCTTCCACAAAATCTTTATACTGAATACTATGCTTCAGCAAATATGAATAATGTTTTGAAGTTTATTGATCTTCGCTCTCATGAAGGAGCACAATACGAGATCGTAAAAGTAGCGGAAGCAATGCGAACTATTCTGGAAGAACTTTACCCAGAAACAATGGCTGCTTACAATGAAGTGAAAAACACGCTATGATGGAACTTATAGGTTGGATAGGTGGAGTTAGTCTTGCTATATGTGCTTTTCCACAAGCAATAAAAGTATGGCGTGAAAAAAATGCTGATGGAACAAGTCATGGAATGTTGTGGCTGTGGATGGTTGGAGAAGTTTTTACACTAATATATGTTTTATTTGATAAGTTTTCCTATCCACTACTACTGAACTATTCTCTAAGCATTATTTTTGTTGCTGTTATTTTTTATTATAAGTATCTCTATGGAAAAGTTAGAAAAACTAACATATGATACAATAATACTTGGTGGAACACTGGAAGCACTTGTTCACAGTTATATTGAGGGAATACCACTAATAATGGTAAACCCTCAAATACCTTTTTATCTTGATGTTGATATTCACGGATCAAATAAGTCAAAAGTATGGGCTAAGTTGAGTTTTTTTCTTTCTTATGCCGGACTAAACCCTGTTGGTCTAAAAGCCGGAAGTTATAGGTTTGATGAAGAAAATGTTGTAACAATATTTGGTAAATCGGCATATAAAATAGAAGTTCAGTATAATAACATTATTAGATATGATGAAATAAAGCCAACTGAAAAGTTGAGAGTGTTTGATTATCTAAAAGTATTGAATGTTACACGAGAACATATCAACATTATAAAACAAATAAATAGCGGTGATGATTTTATAAATCATTTCCGCACAGATGCCGGAACAGCGATCACACAAATATGTGCTGTAAGTTCAATAAAACAAGAAGATATAAATAAAGAAGAATATGGTGAAATATATGCTCGATTGAAATCGGTTGATATGCTAAAATCGGCAGGAGTATTTGGTTTTATTGAAAACAAAAAAGAAGGAGGAATAAGAAAACACTTGATAAAAGCAACCTCTCTAAAAAGAGAAGTTATATTTGATACTGTTGTAGAAGAGGACAAAGTCCTGGAACAAAGAACTGAAACAAAAAGTGCTTTGTTGCAAAAAATAACAAATATGTTTGGAAGCCCATATGTTGCCTGATATACAAAACGGTAAAAAAGATGTAAATGCCTTTCACCTGGCTGGAATAGTTCCAGTTGCAGGTCAAAAACTTGATTTCAACTTTCCTTGGCACGATTCGCTGATGCCAGTATCCAATGATCTAACAGCAGTAGAAAACGCTGTGCTGACTTGTAGTTATGCCGGCTGTGAAAGTATATGGATCGTGGCACATCGTGAAATGCAGCCTATTTTACGGCACAGGATAGGGGATTGGATATATGAGTTTGGTTCTCTTATCCAAGCAAAGTTCGCACAAAAACGACCTTCTGATCATTTGAAGTCAATATCAATATTTTATGTTCCAATACATCCAAAAGACAGAGATAGACGAGACTGTCTTGCTTGGAGTGTTGTATATGGTTCATTGCGAGCATTCTTTTTGGCTAGAACAATAACTTCCTGGGTTGTGCCAGATAAATATTTTGTTTCTTTTCCATATGGTGTTGTTCCTCGCCAAACAATATATGAACACCGCCATCTCATAAGTTCTCCCAAGAACTACTATATGGAACACGAAGGAAAAACCGTGAGAGATGGAGAATATCTGCCTTTCACCTTTGACAAAGATGACTTTATAAAGTTTAGGCGAGTTATAAGAAAAGGAACCGGTGTATATACAAATGCCAGTTTCAACGAAGTAACAAGACGCATGACACAGGACATTCTTCCTTTGGAGCAAAGATATAGTGCCAGACACTTCTCGCTTGACAAAGTCTTCGGGTGTGCTACACTCGAGGGGAACAACGTCGGGCAAACGCCGTGGTATTGTCGTATAGATACTTGGAACAACTACTTGAAGTATATGGCTAATGAAAAAGCATACAAGAGTATAAGACCAAGGTGGATGAAATATCACGAGTGGAACCCAATGGGTGTTGATACAGAAGATTTGGAGTTGTAAAATGATTTTGGCAAGCCTAACTACATTAGGAGAACTTGATATGCCAACGAAAGAAACTTCGGACAAAACACCTCGTCAGTTTGACGAACTTGATTTTGAAATGATCAAAGAAACAGCAAAAGAAGCACACAAGAAACTATTGCTGAAAAAAACAGAAGCAGGTTTGACATCTGCTGAAAAAAATGCTATACCTGTTTATATCAAAGACATGGCTTCATATATCAAAAAGTATGCCAAGCAAGGTCGGTTCAAGTTTGAATATGACTGTAAAAACCTAACAAATAACTGTTTTGACGAGTTGGCAAAAGAGTTCAAAGAGCGTAATCCACTATTTTTTGTTGTTACAGATTATGGAACAAAAACATTGATAGTGGAATGGACCGGAAAAAACGAATGCTGAACCAGAATAAGACCTCCACCGAGGTCTTGTTTCTTCTGTGGAAAAATGTATGAAATATCAAGTTGGTGATATTCTGCTTGTCAAGAATTATGAATATAAACTTCACCCTCGCCTTCACCCTCGCCTTCACCCTCGCCCTCGCCCTCGCCTTCGCCCTCGCCCTCGCCTTCGCCCTCGCCTTCGTAATACAATTGGTATTATCACAGAAGTTGAAAAACACAGTGATATTTTTGAAAAACATTCAACTGAAAATGATAATGGTTATATTTGGTATTCACAAGTTGATGGACGGGAATACTATTTCTATGAAGACGAAGTCATTGGTGAGGTAATCAAGTGAAATACAAAGTTGGTGATGTTTTTATATTTAGAGAATACGTTCCAAAACAAGATGAAGATCCGCTTTTTTTGGAACTAATGAAGCCATTATACAACACTATTGGAATAGTGCTATCTGTCATAGAACACCCAAGTGGAAGCACATCGTATACATATTATTCTCAAAAAGATATGCGAGAACTACACATACCAGCCAACTTTATAACGGAGTTGATAAGTGAAGTATAATATTGGTGATCTGCTTATTCTTCCTTGTATTTGTTTGAATGGATATATTGTCAAGTCTAATAAACTGGGAGTTGTTATAAGAGAGTTTCATACCCAGGATAAGTATTCTTATTCTAAAAGAAAACTTGAACATTTTTTGACTTACCAAGATTCGCAGCATTTTTCTATCAATAAAGAGGTATAAATGACAAACACAAATGAGAAAGGAGGCATCAAGGAAAAGCTCGTTTCGAGTATCAAGTTCACTGGACTTCACTCACATTCGGGCTTTTCCTAATGGTGCCATTGGAGATGGCTTGGGCCTTCCTTCGCAACATCTTGATTTTGCTTACCAAAATGGTCTTGATGCTTTTGCTCTAACAGATCACGGAACAGGAGCAGGTATTTCTTATCTTGTTCTTCATGCCAAGAAAATGGCAAAAGAAGGCAAGAACATCAAAACCATTTATGGTTGTGAAATGTATTTCCATCCGGATCTGGATCAGTGGAGAAAAGATAAGGAAAATATTGAGAAAACAACAAAAGCCAAGAAAGATGATGAAGAAATCAGCGGAGCCTTTGTTGAGGACGAAGAAGAAACAAAGAAAAGCAAGAAAAGTATTCTAAACAAGCGTTCGCATCTTGTTCTTCTGGCACAAAACCAACAGGGTCTAAACAACCTTTATAAACTCATTTCTATGAGCTACAACAACGAAAACTATTATCGCTTTCCTCGTATTGACTACAAAATGCTGAAACAATATAATGAAGGCATCATCGCAAGTTCCGCTTGTATGGGTGGCGTTTTATCAACTGATTATTGGGAAAACCGTGAAGCAGGAACGGATGCTGTTCTAAATGCCATGCGAGGAACAACCAAGAAAATGGTTGATATCTTTGGTGATCGTTGGTATGGCGAACTTCAATGGAATGGCTTGCCCATTCAGCATGAAATCAATAAATATGTTGTTCAAGTATGCGAGGAGTTTGGTGTAAAACTTATCAGTACAGCAGATAGTCATTATCCTTCACCAGATGCTTGGAAAGATAGAGAGATCTATAAGCGTATTTCCTATATGTCTTCTGGAAGACAAATAGATACAAACCTGCCAAACTCTATTGATGATATGGAATATGAGCTATATCCAAAAAATGGCGATCAAATGTGGGAGGCATATAAGAAATATTCAGCCAAGTGTGGTGTTCGCTATGATGATGAACTTGTTCTCAAGTCTATTGAGGAAACGTACCATATCGCTCATAATCGTATTGAAACATTTTATCCAGATAACCAAGTTCGTTTGCCAGACTTCCTTCTTCCAGAAGGAAAAACAGCGGAACAAACACTTGATGACCTTGCTGAAAATGCCCTTCGCGATATGAAAAAATGGAGCAATAAAGAATATCACGATAGGCTTTTGCGAGAGTTGAAAGTTATCAAAGATCGTGGTTTCGCAAAATACTTTGTGACAATGAAGGCCATTTCTGATCGGGCAAACAAAAGTTATTTTACTGGTCCCGGTCGCGGTTCAGCAGCAGGTTCTCTTGTTGCTTATGTTCTTGGTATTACACAAGTTGATCCGATCAAGTATAAACTGCAGTTTGAACGATTCTTGTCATCAACAGCAACAGACTATCCAGATATTGACTATGATGTAAGTGACGCGATGGGTCTAAAGCAAAACCTTATTGAAGAATGGGGAGAAAACCGTGTTGTTCCAATTACAAACTGGAACACGCTACAACTTCGCTCTCTTATCAAAGATATTGGTAAGTTTTATGGTGTTGATTTCCAAGAAGTAAATGCTGTAACCAGTAAAATGTTGTTTGAAGCAACACCACAAGCGAAAGCAGAGCATGGTATTACTGCTGGTGTTTATACTCCAACTTTTGATGAGGTAATGAAATATTCAAAAACTCTACAAGACTTTTTGGATAAATACCCAAATATCAAAACCCATGTCAATCAACTTTATGGTTCAATCCGTTCAGCCAGCAGACATGCTGGTGGAATCGTTGTAGGTGAAAACCTTGACGAATGGATGCCACTAATCAATAGCAAGGGTGTTCGTCAAACTCCGTGGGCAGAAGGTCAAAATGTTCGTCATCTTGAGCCAATGGGTTTTATCAAGTTTGATGTTCTTGGTCTTGAAACTCTTTCTACAATGGAAAAGGCTGTATTTCATATTCTGCGAAGGCACAAGGGTGTAAAAAATCCAACATTTGAAGATGTAAAAAGTTTTTACAATCAACATCTACATCCAGATGTGCTGGATATGAATGATGGTGAAGTATATAAAAATATATTCCACAATGGAAGTTTTCCAGGTATTTTTCAGTTTACAGAGTGTCTGGTTGGAGACACATCTGTGATGGTGCCTAGCAAGGGTTCTGCGACGGAAACACAAAAATTTAAAAATTTAAGCGATTTTAGTGTTGGAGACAAGGTGATTTCTTATAATGAAAAAGAAGATATTTTTGAGGAAGATGAGGTTATCGCCTTTCTAGCACAAGGAGAAAAAGAAACTTATGAGATTACTCTGGAAAATGGACGAACCATTCGCGCTACCGGAAACCATCTTTTTCTCACTAAAAATAGAGGCTGGATTAAACTTGAAGAACTGAACGAAGATGACGACTTAGTGGATTACTGACTTACGAGTGTTTTTCATTTTACTGAACTATTTATAAATAGGAGATGTAAAATGACAAAAAAAACATACAAAAAAAAGAAATATCCGTATCGCTGTAAAGAGTGTTCGGTAGAATATTTTTCTACAAAAGCAAATGAAAAAAGAAAAATGAATCCATTTACTTGTTCATCTTGTTCAATCAAAAAACTCTGGTGTGATGCGGAATATAGAAAAAAACACGAAGAAACACTCAGGCTAGGCCACAATACAGAAGAGGCAAAACTAAACCATAGTATGGCATCTTTGCGAAATTTCGAAAATGAAGATTTCAAGAAAGATGCACTTATTAGAATTAATACAATGGAAGCAAGAGAAAAGGCAAAAAATAGCCTCCTTGAAGTGTGGAGGGACGAGGAAAAAGCAAAAGAATTGCTTCGTAAAATGTATCGCACGAGAAACAGGAAGGTTGTTTGTAAAAAAGGCCAAATTGAAGTAAAATCTTCTTATGAAGAAAGAATGATACACCTGCTTGATGAATTGTGTTTGAGATGGGAGTATGAACCTAAAACATTCTCTCTTCCAGAGATGAAAAAGAACTACATACCAGACTTCTATATAGAGGAACTTGACATATATGTTGAAGTAAAGGGGTATTGGTATAAAGACGCGAAAGAAAAGTGGGATAGTTGGATAAAGACATATCCAGATATAAAGCGAATATTGGTAAATAAAGAAACTCTAACAAAATTAGAAAACGGAGAAAAACTTGAAAATTTTATCTATCAAGAAGACCGGCAAAACTGAAATGGTTTATGATATTACTGTCAAGAAAAATCATAACTTTGTTGCCAATGGCGTAGTTGTCCACAATTGTGGTGCTCAAAGTTTTTGTCAGCGTGTAAAACCTAACAACATTGTAGATATTTCTTCTATCACTTCTATTTTCCGTCCCGGACCTCTGTCTGCTGGCGTAGATAAATCGTTTGCCGAAAGCAAGAACGATCCAGATAGTGTTATTTACGAACACGAACTTATCAAGGAGGCAACACAAGAAACATATGGCTACCTCGTCTTCCAGGAGCAGATTGCTCTACTCGCTCATAAACTTGGTCGTGATATTTCTCTTGATGAGGGCAACTCTCTGCGAAAAGTGCTAACAAAAAAAGGCACAGGAAAAGAAGCAGAGGTAAAAGATAAACTACACGAAAAGTTTATCAATGGTTGTATAGATAAAGGAATTGGAAAACAAGTTGGTGAAAAACTATGGCAGAAGTTTATTTACTTCTCTGGATATGGTTTCAATAAAAGCCATGCTGTTTGCTATTCTATTATTTCTTATCAGTGTGCTTGGCTTTACAACTATTATCCAAGTGAATGGCTTGCTGCCTATCTTGATAGTCAACCGGATACAAAGAAAGAAAAAGCAGTAAATATTGTAAAAGCAGCAGGATATAAAGTTCAAGGCGTTGATATCAACAAGTCCGGAAAAGTATGGGAAATCAGCGATGATGGACGCACACTTGTTCAACCACTGTCAGCAATCAAAGGTGTTGGAGATGCGGCAATAAAAGAAATATTGGATCATCGCCCATTCAAAACAGTTGAAGATTTTCTTTTTCATCCACGGATCAGTTACAGCAAACTCAATAAAAAGAATATTGACGCTCTTTGTCGTAGTGAAGCACTTGTGAGTTTGATGGATGCTCGTTTTGCAGGTGGTAAACATTTTTGGTCCGCTATTGCTGTTGATCGTCCAAGAAAGCCAGAAAATCTAACAGAAAACATTAAAACATATGCTCCCGAAGGTGATTTCAGCAGAGATGAAAAGATTCTCAACACTTTGGAGTTGACAGGTGTGTATCCAATCAGTATGATAGTTTCTCCCGAAGTCCAGCAAAAACTGGAAGAAAAAATGATTCCACCACTTGGGTCATTTGATCCAGACCTTGGTGTCTGTTGGTTTATTCCAAAAAGCATAGAAAAGAAAACAACAAAAAATGGAAAGAACTATTTGATTGTAGAAGCTATTGATGATACAAATATTGTTACAAAGATCAAATGCTGGGCTTTTGATCCAAAGAAAGATATTATACATGTCAATAGACCATATGTTTCTAAACTTGATTACCAAGAAGATTGGGGATTCAGCACAAGAAGTATTGGTAAAAACTTCAAACTTATCGGATGAATGCAAATGGACGAAAAACTAAAAGAAGAAATACTGGCATACATAAAAAATGTTGAGATTGCTATGAAAGCATATGATTTTTCATTGCATTCAAAAGAATATATTGATATACAATCTCATCAAAATAATATCAATAAAATAAAACAACTAACAATCAAGATAAAAGAAAAGGTGGAAAAAGCGTGAACAAAGAAAACATGAAAAAAGAAATACTTGAACAGCAAAAAGAAGTTGTAAGTGAAAACTTTGTTGGGATTGATTATGATGCTGTCTTTCCAAGAACTACCGCAAAGTATACAATCGTAGAAACTGGAAACTTTGTTGGGATTGATTATGATGCTGTCTTTCCAAGAACTACTGTAAAATCTCTAATGATAGAAAATGAAAAACTGTGTTATTTTGGTGATTTTGGCGCTTATGTGAAAGGTGAATGGTGATAAAATGTTGTTTGAATATGCTATGCTACATGATAATGTATTTCCTCCACAACGGGCAAACCCAAGTGATGTAGGACTTGACTTGTTTTTCTCTCCTGATGTGCCAAAAGGAACACACGATGAACAAAAGAACATGCCAGCCGGTAGTGTTGTTATTATGCCAAATCAAAACATGAAACTGCGAACAGGTTTGAGTTTTGCTGTTCCACATGGTTTTTGTGCGGAAGTAAAAAACCGTAGTTCTGTATCGGCCAAAAAAGAACTACTTGTAGGCGGCGGAGTTGTTGATCCAGGATACAGCGGTGAAGTAATCGTTCTCCTACACAATATCGGTAGGAACCCACAGATCATTCATCCCGGAGATAAAATAGCACAACTTGTTATTTATCCCGTAATGCATGTTCGTCCTGTGTGTGTTTCACAAGAGGAATTATACAAAGATGATATTGCCATCAGTGCTCGTGGTGCAGGTGGTTTTGGCAGCACAGATCAAGGAAAGAAGTGAATAAAGATGAACAAAAATCAACGTAGTGTGCTTTTCAGTAGTAAAAGCGATGAATGGTCGACTCCACAATGGCTGTTTGATAAACTAAACAAACAACATTCTTTTACTCTTGATCCGGCAAGTGATGGAGTAAATAATAAATGTGCTAAACATTATACAACACAAACAAACGGTTTAGAGCAAAGTTGGCATGGAGAGTGTGTTTTCCTCAATCCACCATATTCAAAAACTTATGACTGGGTAAAGAAAGCATATCATGAAGCATTTAGTGGAACAACAAGTATACTTCTCGTCCCGGCAAGAATGGACAGCAAATGGATCCATGAGTTTTGTTTTGATCCATTTGTGTGTAAAAGTATAACATTTATCCGTGGAAGATTGAAGTTTGGAGGAAGTAAAAATAGTGCTCCATTTCCATCAATGATAGTTGAGTTTGGTCCCCCGAATAAAACCCCAGTTCAACCACAGATGAAAAGCATGGCAAACAAATGAAACCAATAAAATCAGAAACAAAATCTCACAAAGATAAAGAAAAAGATCTCAAACAGAAACTGAATATGTTTGATCGCCTTCCAGATCATTGCTTGACTTGTAACTCTCCGTTTGATAGAAAGAACAGAGAACAAGTTCAGTCTTGGTTTGTTGTTGTAAAGAATGAAGAGCAAAAATGTAACTTGTATTGTCCAGAATGCTGGAACAAAGCAACAAAAGTTGTAGAAGAATATTATGGAGAAAAAAATGATACAAACAGCACTGACATTTGATGATGTTTTATTGATCCCCCGATTCAGCACTATTACAAGTAGAAGTGAAGTGGATCTAAGGTTGAACCTTGATCCGATAAGGCAACTATCACTTCCAGTTATTTCATCTCCAATGGATACTGTAACAGAAGTGGATATGGCTGTAACCATGTCTAAACACGGCGGTCTTGGTATTATTCACCGTTATAACTCGTTTGAACATCAAGCAAAACTTGTATGGGAAGCAAAAAACCAAGGTGCCAAATTTGTTGGTGCTGCTGTTGGTTCAACTGGTGATTTTTATGAAAGAACCTGCGAACTTGTAAAGTGTGGTGTTGATATCATCTGTGTTGATGTTGCTCACGGTCATCATCAAAATGTAAAAGAAGCGATGGAAAAGATCAAAAATCATCCAAGTCATTATAAGTTTCATCTTATGGCTGGTAATGTTGCTACTGGCAAAGCATTTCAGGATTTGAGCGATTGGGGTGCCGATAGTATTCGTGTTGGTATTGGTGGAGGCTGTTTCGTCCCAGGAACTCTTGTAAATACTGAAAGTGGCTTGAAGAAAATAGAAGATATTTGCGTTGGAGACAAAGTTTTCAGCCATACAGGAAAACTACAACCAGTTATTGACACTCTTGTATTTGATAGGGATGAAGAAATACTTTCTATCAACGGTATTGACTGTACCAAGAACCACGAGTTTTATGTTGTTGATAAGGAAAATGCCAGTCTCATAAATGAGGATAATATTCATCTATTTGCCCGATGGATTCATGCAGAACAACTTGATATGGAAAAACATCTTCTTATTGAGTTGGAGTAGGTAGTAAATGTATGAGTGCCTCCTATATACATTAGGAGGCGCATTCTATGAATAATGAAAAAGTATGTCCTATATGCAATATTTTATTTTTACAAAAGCACAAAGGACAAAAATATTGCAATAGACAGTGCTACAATAAAAGACTAAAAGGAGATGGAAATCCTTTCGCTGGCAAAACACACAAACCAGAAACATTAGATAAAATAAGAGAAAAACTTATTGGAAAGATGGTTGGAGATAAAAATCCATTTTATGGTAAGCAACACGATAAAGAAACTGTTGATAAAATAAATAAAGCAAATGCCCTATTTCGTGAAAATAATAAAGAGTTAGTAGAAGAGCGTTTGCTCAAAAGATTGAATCTAACAGAAGAAAAAATAAAACTGATATATGAAGATTATAGGGATACACACGAAACTCTTGCAACTTTGAAAAAAAAATATGAAGTTGATTCAAGAGTGCTAAAAAAGTATTTTATCAAATATGGTGCTTGCACCAAAGAAGAACTCGAAGAAGTTGCTTTTAGAAAAAAATATAAAAATGCTACAAGTGTTGGAGAAGAAACTTTATATACTTTACTGTGTAATCTTTTTGGTAGTGACAAGATAAAAAGACAATATAAAATATCATTTTATTACTTTGATTTTCTTGTTGACGACAAGTTCTTGATAGAGTATGATGGCTATTATTGGCACAATTTAGTAAAGAATAATGATGATGTGAAAACACAAACAGCGTTATCTAATGGATACAACTTGTATCGTGTTCGTGAAGACGAAAAAAGAGAAGTAGATTTTCTAAAAGAAATACAAATAATAAAGGATATGTATGAAGTTCAAACTAAAAGAAATAACATCAATTGAAACAAAACATTATAAAGGACCCGTCCATGATCTGACTGTAAGTGAAGATCATTCATATAATGTTCGCGGAACCATAGTTCATAACTCTATCTGTTCAACACGACTACAAACAGGTTTTGGTGTCCCGAACCTTGCTGCCATATTTGATTGTGTTCAATCACAGGCATATAAAAGTGGAAAAACAAAACTTATTGTAGATGGCGGTATCAAGAATAGCGGAGACATGGTAAAAGCATTTGCTGCTGGTGCTCACTTTGTTATGTGTGGTTCAATGCTTGCCGGCACAGACGAAAGTCCAGGAGAAACATTTGTTGATAGTAGTGGTGTAAAAATGAAGAACTATCGAGGCATGGCGAGCAAAGAAGCCCAGACAAACTGGCGTGGAAAAAGTTCAGCACCAGAAGGTATTTCTACATTTATCAAGCACAAAGGTTCAGTTGAAAACATTTTAGAAGATATTCGTGGAAACATTCAAAGCGGCTTTTCATATGCCGGTGCCAGAAACTTCCAAGAACTATCAGGTAAAGTTCAATTTATTCAACAAACAAGTGCTGGTTTAGGAGAAAGTCAAACTCATATATTGAACAGGAAATGATTTGTGAGTGAAGAACAAAAACCACCAAAAGGCGCTGTTCCTTGCAAACTTTGTTTTGACACAATAGACGGCGATTATGCTCGTCTTATGATAAAACTACGCCATGAAGAACTCACTAAAAAAGAGTTCTTTATTGCTATTATCAAAGGCTTCTTGGAAGATGAACCAAACTTGAAAGAGTTTATAAAAGGTTATCGCAAGAGCAAAGGTTATGCGATGTGGAAAGAAGAAGTTCTTGACAAAGAGATAGAAGATGGTAAGTTAGAGATGCAGAAGTTTGGTCTTGATGATAGCGAGATTGATGATCTGTATGATATTTTTGATCTCCCTGATGAAGAAGGTGGTTTATGAGAAACGATATTAGTGCTGATGTTGTGATAGGGCTACAAGCCGGCGACGAATCAAAAGGAAAAATAACAAATACTCTTCTAAAAACTGGAAAGTATACTCACTGTATTAGATGGGCTGGTGGACATAACGCTGGACATACAATATATAAAGATGGAAAAAAACTGGTAACACATGTTGTTCCAACTGGCGTTGTTCAAGGAGTTCGTTCTATTATTGGACCAGGATGCGTTGTAAACATTGATTTACTAACGGCAGAAATAGAAGAACTAAAACAGCAAGGTATTGATGTTCGTGGAAAACTTTTTGTTGATAAAAGAGCGCACATTATTACCGACAAACACCTGGAAGAAGATAGACAAGATACAGCGATAGGAACAACAAAGCGAGGAAATGGTCCTGCTTATAGAGACAAATATAATAGAGCTGGCATAAGGTTTGAAGATATGCAAAGGCACAGAGATATTGATACAACAGATATTTACAATGAAATACACAACTCATCAAAACCTGTAAATATCCTTTTTGAAGGAGCACAAGGTTTTGGTCTTGATATTGATTGGGGAGACTATCCATATGTTACATCTTCCACTTGTAATATCGGTGGTGCTGTATCAGCAGGTGTTCCACCGCAATCAATAAAAAGAGTTTTCGGTGTGGCCAAGGCATATCAAACATATGTGGGAACTAAAAAGTTTCAGCCACAAGGTCAAATATTCAACACTATTCGTGAAGCGGGCAGTGAATATGGAGCAACAACTGGACGACCAAGACAAGTAAACTATTTTGATTTTGATGCTATTGTTATGGCGATAAATGTAAATGGCGTAACTGATCTAATCATTAGCAAAACTGATATATTACAGCAAGTAAATGAATGGAAGTTGTATAAAGATGGTAAAGTTATTGATTTGAGATATGAAGATAAGTTTATAGACTACATCAAGACAAACATACTCAAAACTTGTTCTTCTGTGGAAGATATAACATTTTCCTATTCTCCAAGTGATATTTGAGGTATAATATGAGAAAATGTAGTCTAAAATGCATAGAGTTAGAAACAGAATGTCCCAACACAGAATGTCGCTATTGGGTAGATCATCAAAATAGTCTAAACTGCACCTTTGTTGCCATAGAAAAAAATGGAGACATGGATCTGCGAACAGTTGGAGATATAATAGGTGTTAGTTTCGTTCGCGTGAAACAAATACAGGACAAAGCGGTTTCAAAAATAAATAAAGTTCTAAAAATACTTGACTGACGAAGATAAAAATAAAAACTATATATAAGTGTATAGCGTTTTTTGTTGGAGGTATTATGAATGGAACAGCAATATACACTTATTATTGGTGGCTTGATAATACCTCTTTTTCTTCTTACCATGAAAGAGGTTTTTTCATGGCTAAAAGATAAAAATCTGCAAACAACAGACAATAAAATACTTCGTATAAGAGATGATGTTGATTTTGCCAAAAGCAAGTTAGAAAAAATTGAATATAAAGTTGATGGCCTTGTGTCAATGAATAAAACTATGTATGAGTGGCACGACAAAGCCGACGAAGATGGTGTCAAAATATGGTATGTGCGCCGTAGCCTTGAAGAAGCATTACAGGAAAATGTAAAAGCAATAAATATACTTGCCAAAAATAGCGAAGTTCAAACCCGTTTGCTTGAAGATATGGTAAAACAAAACAAAGAAATCAGCAAAGATCAAATGATTTTATCGAAATTATTAGAAAGATTGATAGATAAACAATAATATTTTTGGATTTCTGGATTTATAGCACTATTTACTGGTAGATTTCTTTATTTCGTAAGGGAGATATGTAATGAGTAAGAAAAAACTATTAGAAGAAAGCACCATTCGCAGTTTTATGAAACTTGCGAATCTGCAACCACTAACCAACAAGTTCCTCAAAGAAAGCGAACACGAGGAAGAAAAGCATGAAGATGAAAAAGAAGAAATGAGTGAAGAAGAACTCAAAGAAGAAATGAGTGAAGAAGACGCCAAAGTAAAAGAAGAAGCCAAAACACTAACCCCACAAAAACCAGGTAAAATGGACGCAGCAAAACACGCTGCTCCGGATGCCAAACTCAAACCACTAAAAACCGGAACACATCATTCCGACAAGCCAGATAGCATTGAAACCAAAGATCATTCAAATGCTCCAAAAAAGAACAACTCAACATTTGAAGTTGTTAGTGAAAATCTTGAAGAAGAAGAAGTGAAAATGGAAGCAGATGACATGACTGGTAGCGATGCAGCCGGTGAAGGCGAAGAACACCAAGAAACTGTAAAAGATGCCATTCAAAAAATCCTTGGTGCTGTTTCACAAATAGCACAAGAATATGGCGTTGAAATGGATGTTCAATCTGGCGAAGAAGAAATGGAACCAGAGGCACCACCAGCAGATATGGCACCAGAAGCACCACCTGCCGCAGATGATAAAATGATGGAAGAAAAACTTGACCAAATGGTTGAAGAACTAACCAAACGAGTTGCTGCTCGTCTTGTAAAAGAATCCAAAAAGAAACGCTGATAAGTCTCTAAAATAAAGAAATCAAGGCAAGCCGGGATTATTTCCCGGCTTTGTCTTTGGTTTGACCGTTCGGTCTGCGTGTGCTATGGTAGGGGTCGGAGGTGTAGAAATGCTCGCCGGTTCAGCGTGGAAATATACAGCAGATGATGAAGGACATATCTACCGTATTCAGGTAAATAATGTGCCTGATAATGCAACAAGAGACTATGTTGAGGAAAAACTCTCTGACTGGAATACCAGCGGAGAAGGATGGAACAACAACGGACAAATCCTTTTCTTTGTAAAGAAGTTTCCAGACACAGAAAAGTGGGAAGAATGGGTAAAGTCATTTAGAGACTTCAACCTAAAAATCCTTGATCGTGAAGGAAAAGCAAAGAAACAAATCGTTACAGAAGTAAAGACAATAGAACAACCTGCAAGCAAGCGGGTTTGTTCAAAATGTAAAAAGCCAGGTCATAATCGCTCGACTTGCCGTGATTTCAATCGTAAAGAAGTGGCAGCACAAGTTATTGTTCCAACTGCTACTATTGTTGAGGAGAAAGGACAAAGAACATGCTCTATTTGTAAGCAGAAAGGTCACAATGCCCGAGGATGCGCAAGCAAACATAAATGAATATATTCAGTATATAAATAAGTTGAATAAAGCACTTGATGCTGTTGCTTATGGTGCACAAGCAGTTATAGTAACTTTTAAACCACGAATAGCAATATTGCATGGACCACGAGCACAAGCAGTAGTAAACAATCTAATACAATCAGGTAAAATAAAACATGCAAACCAAGTTACAGAACGAGGCAAATACGCAAAACGAGCCTATATTACAGAGTTTTACTGCAAGTAAGAAAACAGATTTGAAGTGTGGTGATCTTGTAAAAATCCTTGATGATCAGGGAAATCCGATTGAGTATGGATACTTACTAAAAGAGCCAGTGAAAAATAATGGAGTTCTCTTATTGCATATCAAAACCCAGAGAACAAACAAAACTGTTGAAATGGCACTAACAAATGCAATCCAAAAGATTTAGAAACAATATGATTGAAGTTGGCGACCTTGTTGTTCCTGCTTGGAAAACACAAAAGCCACATGGTTTTGGTATTGTGTATGACATAAAACAAGATATGCACAAGATAATGATAAGCGTTTGCTGGCAACTACAAGGAGCAACACAAGAACACATTACAGATATAAAAGTTGTTCAGCAAGTGCTTGACTAGGCGAGGAAAACATGCTATTATGATGTGGTGGTGGTCAAATATAAAAGGCGAAACAATGTCCGAAGACGATTTTTTTGAAATGCTTGATAACGGGTTATGCGCCGAGTTTGTTGAGTTTTTAGAAATAGTTGAAGGTAAAGGATATTACATTCCTTTTATAACAACTGTTTCTTATTTGACACACCCTGCAAGCAGAAAATCGCTAAATATAAAAGAAAAAAAAGATGAATACCCAAACTAACCAAGAGGAGAAAATGAAAAAGATTACGGCAGGAAACCTTGTTCAATGGAATGGTGTTGAACGCACTCTTTCCGAGTTTATTGAGTGGCTTGAAGATAGGCCACATCTTGATAGCAAACATTCAAAGTTGTTGAGCGATCTAATGGTCGCATATAACAACTTTTCAGACGATACAGAAATGGATCACGAAGAACTATGAATAACAACAAAGGAAACAAAATGCTAAACAAAACTGCGAAGAACAAAGTATCATCAAGCAAAATGGCAAAAGCCGTTGAAGAAGATTTTCTTCGCTCGCTTTCACCGGGTAAAGAAGAAAGTCGCAAGATAGGTCTTTATTCAGAACTTGATGGTGAGAAAGCCGAAGTAGTTGTTTATAGTCTTCTACATCTGCACGAAACACGAACCAAAAGTGTTCCACGACCATTGACAGCGGCACAAAGAAAGAAACTTGAAAAAGCCATTGAAAATGAAGACATGGAAGCGCCGATTGATGTAAAGTTTGACGAAGTATCACAACCTATTGATTTCGTCATCAGCACTCCCGGTGGTCGTGCAAGTGATATGTTTAGTATCTATGATGTAATGCGTATGGTTCGCAAAGATTGTGATATTGAAACATTTGGTCTTGGTCAGGTTATGAGTGCAGGTGTTCTTCTTCTTGCAAGCGGAACAAAAGGAAAGCGTAAGATCGGTAAAAACTGTCGCGTAATGGTTCATCAAGTAAGTGCTGGAACAAGCGGTCCTCACCACGAAATGATGAACGAGATTCAAGAGATTGAATACACACAGCAAAAGTATATCAAGTGTCTTGCTGCCGAAACAAAGATGAGTGAGATGTTTATCAAGAAACTCTTTGAAAGAAAGGTAAATATCTATCTATCTGCTGAAGAAGCGGTCCGTTATGGTATAGCCGACATAATTATCTGAGAGCACTACTTATTCATACAAGAGAGACTTGTATGAAAAGTGGTATATATCTAATAAAAAACACAGTAAATAACAAGGTTTATGTAGGTTCGGCAATCAATATTAGTAACCGATGGTCAAGACACAAACACGATCTAAAAGAAGGTAAACATCATTCCGAACACTTGCAAAAATCTTGGGATAAATATGGAGAACAAAGTTTCACATTTGAAATCTTAGAAGAAGTAACAAACCCAGAACATTTATTAGCATACGAACAAGTTTATCTGGACTATTACAAGTCTTTTGAAGTTGATAGAGGCTACAACATGTGCAAGGTTGCCGGCTCTCATCTTGGAATGAAGCGCAAAGAAGAGACAATAAAGAAGCTCAAAAATAGAATTATAAGCCAAGAAACAAAACACAAATTGAGTGAAGCACAAAAAGGCAGAATATTCAGCGAAGAAACAAAAAAGAAAATAGGTGAAGCAAATAGTGGTAGAAAACGAACAGAAGAAACAAAAACAAAAATGAGTGAAGCAAAAAAAGGTAAAAAACGCAGTGAAGAAACAAAAAAGAAAATAAGTGAAACAAAAAGAACATTAGCAAAGAAGCAAGAAAAAAATTGAGCTAAGTAAAAGAGGCAATACTATGAAAAACAAGGTTGATATTGGCAAGTTGATAGAAAGGAAATATAAAGGTAACACTTTACAACTAAACGATCTGCTTGACGAGATTGACCTTGTTCTTCAAGAGAGTGACCAATCCTATCTTCATTCTAAAATCATTCCAGCAAACCTAGAAGAAAATCCAGAAACTGAAAATATCGCTTTTAGAATGGGACAAGTTGGTAACAGGAACTCGGTATCGCCAGAGCCAGGATACAGTGGAAAAGAACCATCGGAAGTTATACCAGACAAAATAGCAGAAGCACCTCAACAGGCTCTTCAAAAACAAGTTGACTTCACAATAAAAGTCCCTGACCTTTACTCATTGATGACAAATCCCAAAGCAATGAGTCCGTCATCAGAAGATAGAAAAACCATAAATGATATAATGGCAAATATAAATGCGCCAATAAATACCTGGTATGGTAGAATTCAGGCATTGAAAAAATATACATCACAACTTGGTGCTACTCCCTCTGCTGGTGTAAATATCACAGAAGCCATATCATCTTTGATGATATTGAATGTTTTGAAAAAAGTAAGTTTTTTTACGGATCAACCTGGAAAGCAGTTTGAATATATATTTTCTGCTATTATGCACCCAGAAGCCAAAGTTATTGGGGATGAAGCAGAACAAGTAGAAGATGTTGGCTCTCCCACTGGAAAAGTAAGTTTGAAGTTTTTACAAACAGGTGAACCAACAATCAAAGCTAGTGGTGAAAATCTACGAAATGCAATAAATGTAAAAGATGTTGACAATGCTTTCGTTGACTATATCGTAGTTCGCTGTTATGGAACCGGTGTTATACAGTTTGGTCGTATTGGGATCACAAATGTAAAAGAGTTTGTTGATAAACACTATGAAATAGTAAAAAACTTCTCAGACAAAAGTTTATTGATGGCGTTGAGGGAACCAGACTCTCGCGGAATAGAAGGACGTCCTGCTTATGTTCTCTACCTAAAAGAAGGTGGAGTAACGACTGCTGCTACCTCGCAAAAAACTATTTCAAGCAAAGATAAACTTGAATATGATATTCTTGGATTGAAGATTCCGTCAGATTCATATAATAAAAAAATAGATGTTCTTGGTGGAAAAACCCTTAGTTCATATGTTAACGAACTACAAGCAAACAAAAATGACATCAAAAAGTTACAAAAACTCTTATCTTTTTTTCCGCAATACACTTCTTTGTCTCCACAGGACAAACAACAAAATACACAAAATATTGCCAACGATGTTGTAGATTATGTAAGAAAAAGAACACAACAAATAAAAAATATCCTATCATCTGTTCCTGGTTTACAAAAAGAAAATAAAAACCTCCTACAAGAAGAAAACTTTACCATCACCAGCATTTGGAAAAATATTGTTGTTGAAACACTTGATCTTGGGGATGTTGAAAAATATAACGAACAACAACTTGTTGTCAGCGATTCAATACAAAAAATGTATGTTGATGTATTGGAAAACTTGGATTCTCTAAACAAAAATATAACTTTATATTTTGCAACAGAACAAGGCAAAAATCAAAATGCTGGTGAACAAGCAAAAACAAATGCCAAAAACATTGTTGAATCCGTAAACAACATACAAGGTTCTGGCAATACTGAGAAATGAGCGAAAAACAAGGTCAAGCACAATAACCGCTTGACTTCCTAAAAAATGATCGTATAATGTCTCATAAACCCGAGGTTTAGATGAGTAAAGTATTTTGTCGTGAAAAAGCACTAAATGATAAACTATTGCAAGGCATCAATATACTGGCAGACAATGTTGCTTCCACAATGGGACCAAGAGGTCGCACAGTCATTATACACGAACGAGATCGTCGTCCTTTTGCCACAAAAGATGGTGTTTCAGTCAGCCGAGCAATAACCATAACCGATGATCCGGTTGCCAATGTTGCTGTTCAAATAATGAAACAAGCAGCAGAAGAAACAGCAAATACAGCAGGCGACGGTACAACTACAAGCACAGTATTGGCACGTTCTATTCTTGTTGAGAGTCAAAAATATCTTGCTGCTGGTATTTCTCCAATAGAAATAAAGCGAGGCATAGATAAAGTTGTTGGTGCTCTCACTGTAAAAGTAAAAGAACTTGCCAAACCAGTAATGAAACTTGAAGATGTAGAAAATGTTGCTACCATCTCAGCAAATGGCGATGTTGCTATTGGTAAGTTGATTGCCGAAGCAGTTGATCTAACTGGTAAAGATGGAGCAGTTACAATCAAAGAAGGAAAGTCTTTGCAAACCACACTTGAAGTGGTTGAAGGTTTTCGTTTCAAAGGCGGTATTGCTGCCGGTCAGTTTATTACAAATGAACGACTTGGCATCATGAAACACGAGAAACCACTGTTTCTTGTAACAGACGAAAGAGTTGATGATATTTCACAACTTATGCCTACACTGGAACTTGCTGCACGGGCAAAGCGAGCACTTGTTATTGTTGCTGATGATATATTTGGTGAAGCACTTGCCGCTCTTATTGTGAATGCTATGCGTGGAAGCATGAAAGTTGCTTCTATCAAAGCACCTTCATATGGTCGTGATAGGTTCAATACTCTACAAGATATGGCTATTGCGGTTGGTGCTACATTTATTTCAGCCCAAACTGGAAAAACGCTTGCCGATGTAAAACTTACCGATCTTGGTAGTGCTAAAACTGTTGAAAGCAATAAACTTTGGACCACTATTGTTGGTGGAGAAGGCGACCCAGAAGTTATTTCTTCTCGTATTGAATCTTTGCGCGAAGAGTTCAAAATAACAGAAGATATGGGTGAGTGTGAAAAAATACAAGAACGCATCACTCGTCTTTCCAGTGGTGTTGCCACTATTCATGTTGGCGGAACAACAGAAGTAGAAATGATTGAAACAAAACACCGTATAGAGGATGCTCTTGAAGCAGTTCGTTCAGCACAAGAAGAGGGTATTGTTGATGGTGGCGGTGTTGTGCTTATCAAAGCATTTAGTAAACTGAAAGAGAAAGAACTAAACCTTGAAAACGAACAGCAACAAGTGGCCTTCAAGATCATTCAACAAGTTGTTGAAGCACCACTTCGTCAAATGTTGAAAAATGCTGACGAACCAGCAGATGTTATTATAGCAAATATCAAAAAACGAGGTGTTGGTTACAATATTGCTACAAGAAAGTATTGTGATCTACTTGCCGCTGGTGTTATTGATCCAGCAAAAGTATCTCGTGTTGCACTACAAAATGCAGCAAGTGTTGCCACAACGCTTATCACAACCAACTTTGCTATCATTGATGCTTGACAAACAGCAAACAAACTGATAGGCTTACAAAGCAGGAGAAAAGATGAACCAGATAGTAAAAATCCAAATGAATGCCGACATCACTGATGTTACTGAACTGACAGCATTAACAATGGAACAGGTAACCTTTCAGGTTGAAGAACTAAGAAAGGTTGTAGTTAAATTGAAATCTCAACTAAGAGAAACAGACATTCTGTCTCAACAGGACAGAGAACAACTAAAACAAACCTTGCCACAACTTGATGCAGCAAAAGAACTTCTATCTAAAATAGATATGAGGCTTGGTGATATTGCTTCTATAACTTCTGGACTCGTTTCAGTGTTTGAACCGAAACAGAAAGAACCAGAAATAGTAGCAGATACAGAGGAATCAAATGATATCGTCTCAACCAGGTGATCCTATATGGATAAGAGAAGGTGTTTTTGTAGCAAGTGAAGTTGGAACTGGCTTACCGGTCGGTATTATATTGAAAAAAGCAAGGCGTGGTATTTTTATTGAGAGAAAAGTTATAAATAGCAGAACTTATATAAAAACATATATTGACAGTCTTGGCGAACGTTTTGTAGAAGAACAAGAAGTATTAGAACTAAAATAAAGAGGAAAAAATGCTGATAAAACTAAAAGAAGCACAAAAGATTGATTCAAGCAAAATAGATGAACATGGGCGTCTTGTTTCAAGTTCTTCCTTTGTTGTAAGAGAACTGCTTGTCAATCCAGAACATATTGTATCTATCAACGAGGATAACAGCAGAATGGGTGAAAAAATGAGCCGTGTTGAAACTACAAGAGGAGTTTTTACCGTGCTCGGAACACCAAATGAAATACAAGAGCAACTGACTGGAAACACTGGCACTTCTTCAAGAAGTAAAAAGGTTCTAAAAGACTGATGAAAAACTTTTTTACAGTTTATGTTCTAACTGACTGCCCTTATTGTAAGAGGGCAGTCTCTTTGTTGGATGAAAAGAACTTACCATTTATAATAGTTGTAATGGACAAAAACCCAGAGTTTCTACAAAAAGTAAAACAAGATATGAACCACCCCACTGTTCCAGTAATCGTTCAACACACACAACTTGGTGTTCGTGTTATAGGTGGATCCGACAATCTTGAAGATTTTTTACAGTCACAGGAGTTCAAAAATGATTGAGTGTTCTTTTATTCCTATCAAAAAATCAATGTTTACAAATGATGAAGAAATGCGTCACGGTTTATATAGTGCAACAACATATAACTTCCCAGAGTTTGGAGATACAAAATGGGTTTTTTGTGCTTATCTAAAAGTAGATCACAAAAAATACTTTGACGAAGGCATGACGTCTAAACAACTGATTGATGGGTGTTTGGAATATCTAAACTACGTTCCAGAGCCTGTTCGTAAAACAAAAAAAGCACAAAAACCAAAATATGGTAAGATCCAACCACTTGTCTCTAAAATAACCGGTGAATATGATGTGAAATATAAAGATGATCGTGTGATAGTTCAGTTTATCACAGATGATCGAGAAAACCCGCTCCTGTGGGGAGAAGGAATGAAAATCTAGGTTATAAGGAGATATAATATGTTTTACACCACAAGTTTATCAAAGTTTTTAGATGATACTTTTGCTTACACAAATAAAGATATTTTGGGTCATGGATACATTTATGATAGTGTCAAAACAGAAGAAGGAACAACTAAAATAGAAGTAGTTGTTCCAGGATATAGTAGAGAAGAACTAAAACTTGAAGTTTTTCACGACATTCTAAAACTATCTTGTGATACAAAAGGAAAACAGTTTGTTCGCAAATGGAAGATTGATAGTAGTGTTGATACTGAAACAATAAGTGCTGAAAGTAGAAATGGTATTTTGACTATAAATCTTTATAAAAATAAAGAAAATAGCAAAACAAGACATATCAATATTGAGTGATATTTATAGTGTATTTTCATTGCAGATGAAAAATGCACAAGGGCGCAACTGGTTTGCGCCCTTTTCTTTATGAAAGGCCTATTTATCTTTATGAAAGAGATTATTGAGAACTTCAAGCGATATACCAATAAAATAAACGAAGCGGCTGATGAAAGTCAGTTGAAAATAAGTTTATTGATGGTTATTGATCGCAATATTGATCGCTATAAAGAAGACATTCTTTCAGACATTCGCGCAGTAACGGGCGTTACTATTATAAACATAGAACAACATAAAAATGTCAAAAATCTGGACTACAATGTTGTATCTATGAAGTTTGATCTTGATCCATACAAGTCGCCAGATCCAGATGTAAAGGTAGATATGTTGAATGCCTTATTGAGAATCAGAAAACAACTTCTGGCAATAAATGGTATTATTCGTGTAAAGTATCTTTCACGACCAGAGTCTTACTAAATATGAAAAACGACAAACTATATGTAAAATCTACATGTTTAGTTTGTCTCGGCAAAAAAAGTTTTTGTTTTTATTGCGACAGTGGCTTGACATATGTTGAAGCCGCTGATAAGATCATAAAGGAATGGCTAAAAAACCAAACACCAGAAATTAGAAAATATATCATTGGAGAAGAAAATGAGGAACAGTAGTTTTGTAATACTTTTCTTTTTAGCTTTTAGTTCTTGTAACTGCGAACAAGAACCTCTCAAAGAAGTTTTACAAAATCCCTGTTATACCGATGTTAGCGGTGATGTGATAGAAATAAATGTTGATGATCCAAAACATGAAGATTTGAATATTGGTGCTTGTTCAACTGGTTTGACATCAAGAGATAGCGAAGACAATCTTGTTTGTTTGAATGAAATAAAAAAACAACAAGAAACCTGCAACAATATTGATGATGATTGCAATGGTTTTGTTGATGACCGTTGGAATGGCTTACCAATCATTATATCAGAACACAGTTCAAAAAATACTTGTGTTGGTCTTGGTGTGTGTGAATATGCAATACAAGAATGTGTTGAAGGTTCTTGGATATGTTCTTATCCCGATTCATACGGCGAAGAAATTTGTGATAACTTGGATAATGATTGTGATGGTGAAATAGACGAAGACACCATAGACGAGCCAATCTTTAGTAATGAAGAAAGATATGTTTATGAAGGAGATCCTGATACAATCAATGTTGGTGAATGTCGCGCTGGTTACAAAGAATGTGCTGATGGAATAGAATCAATAAGAAACATGAGAACTCCAACCACAGAAATTTGTGGAAATGGCGATGATGATGATTGTGATGGTGCAATAGATGAAAATGAAAATGGTGGAACTGCAAATGATTTCGTTTTCATCATAGATTTTTCTGGTTCTATGGACTATGCTATAGATCAAGTTGCAAATGCTCTTTGTAACTGGTCATCACAAGGTATATTGCAAACAAGTCGTTTTGCTGTAGTAGCTATAGGATATAGAGATATCCAACCAAATCCAAGACAAATAAAAGTTCTAACTGATTTTACTGATTCCAGAACTGCTTGTTCTGTTGTCAGACAAGCAAACAGAACTGATTATCAAGGATTTACTGAATACCAGCTAAGTGCTGTTTACGAAGCAAATTTACCTGGTAGTCCAAACTCATTATCTTGGTCAGAAGATAATGAAAGAAAGGTTGTTATATTTAGTGACGAAACGCTGCAGCAAGACATAGCGCAAACAGTGCAAGAAGCAATAGAAATGGTTGTAGCACAATGTGTAGAACAAAATTATATTATAGGTGCCTTTATTGAATACAATATTTTTGATCAAACTCTTTGGCTTGAACTAACTCAAAGATGCGGTGGGTTTTTAGAATATCTTTCTACAAGTCCAAGCCAAATGATAGATGCTCTAAACTATTGGGTTGGCACAGACTGCTGATTATAACGATTGCTAAATACTATTTAGCAATATGAAGAGTGACGACGAGCAATCAATATTTGATTATGAGATTGGAGATCTTGTTCGTCTCGTAGAGGACTATAAACTTGAAGTTGGGTATGGTATTATAACCGATATAAAAGAAAACTTTGAAGATGTATATGATCTTGATTATTTGAGAAAAAAGATAGGAACGTTACGAGAAACAATACCAGCAAGAGATGATGATTTTTTTCCTTCAAGACCACAAATACTTGTTCTTTGGACTATAAAAAAAACAAACACAAATAACAACATTTCTATTTGGATGTATGCTGAAGAAATAGCGATATTACAAAAAGTTGTAAAACATACTAAATAAATATATAAAGAGAGATATACAAATGGATTTGAAAGAACTAAAAAAACTGATAGAGCAAGTTAAAGCAGAAAAAAAGCAAACAATAAAAGAAGCATACACGACTTCTCCATTTAAATATGGCGATGATGAGGTTCAGCCAGCAAGAACCACAAAATATCAAGATGCTATATCTGTAATGAAGTTTTTTATAGAAGAAAAACCAGAAGCCGGTTCGCCAGCAGCAGCATTTATTGCTGATTTGGAAAATATGATAAATGTTGGCAAACAAGTTGAAGCAGCAGTAACCTATGTCAATACGCCAGAAGAAGTAGCACTTCTTTCTAAAAAAATAAAAGATCCATTTGTTCGTAAAACTATTGCTGAAATAATGATGAAAACTGGAATGGCAAAAGAAAAAATAAATGCCTTCTTGCAACATTTGGAGCCAACAGTTACTGCGCCAGAAGATGTAAAGGCTGCAATGCAAAAACAATCGCAAGAAGAGCCAGAAGAACAGCCAACGCCACAGCCGTCACCATCTGTTTCTCCAACAGACAAAACATATATCACTCCTTCTAATCTACCAAAAACAGCCATGGGTAGAGTGAGTAAAAATACAAAATGAATAACATGGGAACAATATTTTATTTACTTACAATATTTGTTCCCTGTTTATATGTTTTTGTAAAAATGACAAAAGAAACATTTACAAAATAATGATATAGTATATAAAGTCACCTCCCTGCCGCTTGACTTGTCTGCCCTTGTGTGATATAGTTTTACTCGCTGCAACAAACCAGCGGAGATCACCGTGGCTTATTATCGCAGATATACTGCTCGTTCTAACTCGTATAACAATACACAGCATATTGTTCGCAATACACAGCCACAAGTTACCGAACAGGAACTCACTGATCCTGCTTTGCTTGATCGTATCAAGAAACTTGCCGCTATTCCAACACTTTCCACTTGGGAAAAGGAGTTCTTGACCAGTATTGGTCAGTATCAACCGGTTCGGAACCGGATTACTGCTGGACAGTATAGCACTATGCGAAAGATTGAAGAAAAACATAGTGAAGAAACAGTAGCAAAGCAAAAGTCATTTGCTGATAGTTTTACTGATGAAATGCGCGAGAATATGAAGATTATTGCCGGTATTTATCGCGAAACTCATTCGCCATTTCATAAGGCACTCGTTGATCTTGTTCTTGAAAAAGATGGTTTTATTCCAAGTGCTACCCAGTGGGAAAGACTTATGGAAAATAAGTATGCACAGGGATATTTGCAAAATGCCAAAAGTATTGCCAAGTATAATATTGGTGATACTGTGACACCAAGTTCTCTTGGAAAGCATTTCACTTGGACTCATGCTATCGTTATTGATAATGCTGGTATTCTTCCACACACACACGCTGTTGGTGGAAAGCGTTATAGCCTTTTGCCATATGGTGAAATGAATACCTGTTTTGTTGAAGAACGAGAAATCAAAAAGTCCCGTTGATAACAAGGAACCAATATGATTGACTTGTTTTGTTTTATTTGCATTGGTAAATGCACCAACAGTTTGTATGTTGTTGTATTTTTTTGCTGAACTTGCTGTTGAAGATAATCAATAAAAAGAGAAATCAATATGAAGTATGCATTGAAGCCGTCATCGCGAACTATTGATATTCCAGGTTCTAACAAGATCATCTTCTTTGAAGATGAGCGATCTGTTATTTCTTTCTTTCACGAAAAAATGAAAGAGGATCTTGTTGTTCCAAACTCAAAGAATGAAAGGTTGAATAGCTGGCAATTGAAAAATTACAAACACTCAATCAGCGATTCTGATATAACCTCAGTTTATTCTTTTCTTGTTTCCAAGGAAGTTGATTTTATTTGGTTGAGCCATTCAACAAGAGTGAACAAGGCTATCAGGGAATATCTTGGAAAACAACATGGTGTATGGCAAATCACACACCGTATTCGTTCGCTTCCAATGAACTGGAGTCTTTATACTTTTGAAGAACATAAGCATGGTAAGATCATGAAAAATATTCGTTGGGGAACCTTCTGGCGACAAGCAAAGAAGCAAGAACTTTTCAAAGATATTTGTTTGGCCTACAAGATTCCAGAAAAGGAATGAATAAACTGTCTACTTATTGAGGAGATATATATGATCCAAATGAATAGTGATATTGTTTATGTTCGTTCATATAATGGAAGCCTTGTTCCTGTAACCAAGGTTATGCTTGTTACAACTGATCCAAATACTGGAAAGGTTGTGCAAGAAGTCCCTCTTACCGATTTGCTTGAAAAGTTGATGTATCACAATATGAACTCGTTTGAGAAAACTGAACACCATTGGCGAGATGTTGAAAACTATGATATCATCGCAAAGACAAAGTCATGAAAAATAAAACACCAAAAGATCGTAATATTTATGCTATTCATGCCTGGAATAAAAAAGGTGGAGCACATCGCGATCAAAAATGGCAATCAAAAAATCGTAAGCGTGGAAAGGTAAAGGTTGATACTTGTGAGTGATCGTTTTGCTAAAAAGATAAAAAACATCAGTGAAACACAGATTCTGTGGAGTGTTTTTCCACGAATCAATGGTCACAAGTGGGTTGTAACATCTGCCAAAGATAATACTTTTATAGGACCAGAAACTTATATGTTTGGTGCTGATGAAAATGGACATATTGTTGAGTGGCATGAACTTGAAGGCTCTTATCGTGGAGGTTTAGAGCACAGAATCTGTTTCCAAAATATTGGATACAATACATATGAATGAAGAAACAGAACATCAACCGGATCTAATACCACCAGAGGAAAATATAGAACCAGAACCTCCATTTGAGATCGGCGATCTTGTTCAAATGAGAGCAAAAGATCTAAAAATAGGCAGGTTTAGAAAGATGCCAGCAAATGACTATGGTGTAGTTATAAGCCTGAAACCTCCAAGGCATCTACGTTCCGACTGGCTTGTTGAAGTATATTGGCAAAAGTTTATTCCTAAAACAAAAAGCCAAGTAAAACACAGGCGACTAAAAAAAGTAAGAGTAAAAAAAGGTAAAAATAAACAACATGCTACACAAAAAGATTGAAGAGTTTATCAAAAATACCGGAGAAGGAGTAGTTCTTGATTATATCAACGGCCAGTTTGTTTTGGAGAGTAAATGTTTTGCAGAAGGCAAACCTAATACTATTATCAAGATCAAGGCTATGGGGGCGAATCTAAACAACTGTGTTGATAACTTTGTTTATCAACTGGAACAAATGGAATATAATAAAAGCAACAACAATGAAGATGACATTCATACCTACCGCTGGTACTGCTCATATTGAATAAATAATATCATAAATGCGCTATGTGCTTGCGTTTTTCTTCCCGATGTGCTATAATACACAAAACCAAGGTTAGATCACGCAGCAATAACAATATATTGTAGGAGAATATACAGATGTATAAGCGAACTGTTCGTTGTAGATATTGTTATAAGGATGGTCACACTTATGCGACTTGTGAAAGTCTCAAGGCTCATGTGGCAGTAAATCCCACTAGTTATTGGGCTGCCCGCCTTTCTACTCGCAAGGAAAGTGCAAAGCATCGCAAGTGTAGTTATTGTAATGAAGAAGGTCACAACAAGAAAACTTGTTCCCATATTCTTTCCGACAAGGTAAAGATCGCAGCAGTCAATATCAGCTTTCGTAAAAAGTTTTACGAGAACATCATTGTAAGAGACGGTATTGTTCCGGGTGCTCTTGTAAAGATCAAGCGAGCTTCTGGATATGTGAATGGCGAATACAAGTATGATCTGCGAGATCAGCTTGCTCTTGTTGTTGATATCAAGTTGAATGAAGTAAATGCTCTGAATGGCAAGTCTGTATCAGCTATCATTATTGAATATCTACACATCACAGATTATCGTGGTGCGAAACAAGCACAAAGCTTTCCAGAGATTCCAAATTGGTATATTCTTGGAAAAAATAATACAAATGAAGATGCATGGGTGATTCCACAGCACAATATTGAAGTTGTCAGTCGTGGCTACTATGACATTGATAATGTTGAAGAATGGTCAAGAGATGTAAAGTCTATTGAGAATATTCAATCCAAACTCGGAGATCATCATTCTGTAACAAACGCAATAAACTTTTATAATAAGTAATGATTGCAGTTTTGGTGTTCTGCTTATCAAAAACACCAGTTACGCCAACGTAGTTTAACGGTAAAATTCCACTTTTGTAATGTGCGAGATACAGGTTCAAATCCTGTCGTTGGCTTTCACTATATCTTATACAGTCCGCAAACTTCCGTGCTTGACAGCGCCGCGTCCGTTGTGCGATGATGGATCACCGACAGAGATCAACCCTGCAATCCCGCAGGGAGATCAGTTAGATAAACAGTAAACAAACGAGATAAAACAATGCAGCTTGATTTTGCTACTTTCCTTCGCGTTGCAAAGCCGATTCTTGATAACCGGCTTCCACTTCTTCTTCGTGGCCGTCACGGTATTGGTAAGTCACAAGTGGTGTATCAGATTGCACAGGAAAGGAATCTGCCGGTTGTCGAGCGTCGAGCCAGCCAGATGAGCGAGGGTGATCTTATTGGTCTTCCTGTGATCTCTGGTGATTCTACCAAGTGGAATCCCCCGGATTGGTTCAAGACAGCGTGTAATAATGCCGTTCTCCTCTTTCTGGATGAGGTTGATCGTGCTGTTATTGAAGTGCGACAGGGTATCTTTGAGCTTACTGACAGCCGTAAGCTGAACGGTCATACTCTCCATCCTGATACCATTATTGTTGCCGCTGTAAACGGTGGTGAGAGTGGTTCACAGTATCAGGTTGGTGAAATGGACCCGGCAGAGCTTGATCGTTGGTCTGCCTTTGATCTTTCTCCTACTGTGGAAGATTGGTTGTCTTGGGCAAAGAACAACACAAATCAGTTTGTTTACGATTTCATCAATCTGAACCGTGAACACCTTGAGCATAAGAGTGACTTTGAACCTAACAAGGTTTATCCTTCTCGTCGTTCTTGGAAGCGACTGAATGATGTTCTTGTTGCTGCTGATATGTTTAGTGAAGATAATATCAAGGATATTCGCAATATCGCGGTTGGTTTTGTTGGTTATGAGGCTGCTATTGCCCTTCATGACTTTGTGGAGAAGTATGATCGTCAGGTCACTCCCGAAGATGTGATTGTGAATGGTAAGATTGAAAAGACTGCAAAGTTTGGTATCATTGAGCATTGTGCTCTTATTGATAAGATTGAAAGCAAGGGTCTTCTTGCCAACAAGCTGCCAAAGGATCAGCTTGAGAATCTTGCACGTTATTTTGTTTCTCTCCCCAGTGAAGCTGCTATGAAGATGTGGCATCTTCTTGGTAAGGGTCTTGTTGATAACACTACCGCTTTCCATCAGGTTACTGTTGATGGTGCAAGTCCTTCCAAGTTTCTTTCTGAAATCCTTTCCGGTAAGAAGGTAAAGTGAGTTAGTTTGTAGTTTTATGTGTTTAGCAGTATAACCAAAAGATACTGTGTAGTTTATCCGTTCTACAACAAAACGGATATTTGTGGACCTCGGGTGTTTGGTTATCACAAGGGATCTTATAAGTCTCTATGAATTGGGTTCGATTCCCAAGGGGTCTACCATTTATATTTTGTTTATATCAAAGGAGATAGTGTATGCTTTCTGTTGTTTTTGCTTTTTTTGTTTCTATCTTTTTTCCCGTTGATGAAACTCCGCCACGGAATATCCCTGTTGTAACTGTCCCAGAAGATGAGATCATTATTGAAAATATCATTGTAGAAAATCTTTGAATAACAATACACCAAACAGGAGATAAACATATGTCACTCACTATTGAACAAACCGATGCTGCTATTCTCGCAACCTTTCATTCAATGGAAGAAGGCGTTGATTATGTCTTGAACGATTTTTGGTTTGCTGAAATGAACCATGTTCGTAAAGAATATATTTATTCTATCCTCAAAGACAAGAAGAAACATCTCCTTTCCAGAAAGGGTGAAAAGTTGTTTGTGAATGGTAATGAGATTTTTGATTTCAAGGATAAAACAAACCTCGCCCTCGCCTTCGCCTTCACCTTCGCCCTCGCCTTCGCTGCGACCTTCGCCTTCGCCCTCGCCCTACAATATAACGGTATTGAAAAGTTGAATAACGACACCTGTGA